GCCCGAGTTCCCGGCCCCGTTGAGACCGCCGGTTGAGATGCCCATGATGGGCGCGAAGTTCGTCCGGTCGAAGCTGCGCTCCAGAACCGCTTTGCCGACCCACGTTCCCGCCACGCTGTAGTTCAAAGTCTCGTTGGCGTTGACGGTGATCTCGCGGCTCGGGTTGTCGTTGTACTGCGTGGAGCTGATGCTCACGCCGCCTATGGCCTGAGCGCCCACCGCGAATAGAGCCAGGACTGCTGCCGTCAGAAACGACTTGATCGTGTTCATTTTCTTCCTCTCTCTATTGCGGCGGTATGATCGAACCTGCGTTGCCTTGATCGACCAGGCGCGTAAGAGCGTTATCTCCGCCCATATCCGCGCCTGCTAATTTGTTCGCGGCCGTGGCCGCTTGCTCAGCGATAGCCGCAGTCTGTTGCGCCTGCGCCGCCTGCTCGTCTGCTCGCGTCATCGCCGCCACATCTTCGTCGCTCCGGATGACGCGCGGCGCGACGCCGGAGGCATTCCCGTACTCGTCCACGAGCTGGTCCCAGTCCACCTTGCGAAGAACGCTGGGGTCCTTGGTCTGATTGGCAATGTTCGTGACGTAGCCAGTGAAGCGCTCCAGCGAGGCGAGCCCGAGGGCCTTCTGCGCCTGCGCCATGATCGAGACATACTCGACCTTCAGCTTTATGCCCTGGAGTTCTTCGGGCGGTTCGGGGATTTCACCGCGCCGCAGCATCACATCGAAGGCGATGTCGATGAGGGGATCGAGCAAGTCCTGGTTGGTCTGCTCCAGCGTCGGCCCGAGCGCGACCATCTTCTCTTCGTGGCGCTCTTCGATCTCGCGCGCTGTCACGTCGCGGCGGTCACTCTGCGCGGTGAGCAGGAACAGGTCCTCGAAGAATCCACGACGCACTCGGAGCTGGTGATCCTGGATGTCCAGGACGAGTTCGTTTATGCGCGGCTCGATCTGGAAGGCGGGTTTGAATCCCTGCATCCCCTCGCGCGCGTCCACATAAGTCAGATCGCCGGGTAGGATCGACGCTTTCTGATTGCGCAGAGACGTGGGCGCGACCATGGGGGGATTGACCATCTTCTCGATGGCCTGCGCCTTGCGTTTGTGCATGAGCTGGAGCGCCTTGGCGTCGCCGAGCGTGGTCATGCCGGGGCAATCGGTCCCATAGGCGTCCTCGCCGACAACTTCCCATCGCGGGCAGAGAACCGGGAAGCGGTCATATCCCATCTGGCTCAGCAGCCGATCATCGTCCTCGCTCGTCATATAGCCGCTGCCGCCGGAACTGTAGCCGGAGCCGGAGCCAGTGCCGCGCTCGTAATAACACGAGGCGAACTTCTTGCTGTACTGGGATTGGAGCTTGCCCGGATCGTAGTCGGCGTTCGGCTCGATGACGTGGCAAATATCGACCCACTCTTCGAGCTGATTCAGCTCGTACATCCGCCGGACATGGATCGAGAGATTCGACCAGTCGTTGACGCGGCCACGCTCATCTTTGTGGCCGAACTTCTGGATCACCTGGCGAACGGTGAGGCGGAACTCGCGGACGAAGACGTTGATCTGGAGGCGCTCGTTATTGGCGATGAAATACGAACCGATGGGGAACGGGTAAAAGCGCAGCACGTCTTCGAAGTCTTCCTCGACCATCATCGCGGCCGTCCCGAACGTGGCCATGTCGCCGTACACCGTGGGCAGGGCGTTGTAGAGATTCGATCTCAGAAACGCAGCCTGCATCCGACGAGTCGTGTCATCGAGCCAGAACTTCACGGACTCGATCTCGGCCGTCTCGGGGTCCGGCGTGGTGAGGCGAAACCAGGGCCGCGCAGGTGACGTGAGTCCGCCCATCATACCGGACCGGATCGTGCGCGCAGCAAGCGTGGCCGTAGAGTCGATGATCTTCAGGTTCCGGCGGTCGCCCTTGTTCACGTCCTGGACGGTCCACCTCGGTCGGCGCGGCAGGATGTAATCCCCGAGATCGCGCCAGTGGGGTTCGAAGGTCGAGCGCTCGTTGGCGAGCTGGGCGCGCAGCTTCTCGAAGCGCTCGCGCTTCTTCTCCACTCGGAGAGGGCTGGTGTAGCCGCTATTCTCGGGCAGGGCTATTGGCCGAGCAGCGTCTTGGTCGCGGTGTTGGGCGCTCCGGACACGCCATACGAGCCGGTGAGAATGGTTGAGCCTCTGCCTTGACCGCCCATCGAGAGCGCGCGGCTGCGAGCGCGGGCGGCGTTGCGCGTTGCTATCTTGGCGGCATCACTCTCTTCGAGGGCCTGTCTGCGGGTGAGATCGGCCTGGAGCCCCCGCTGCACCGTGGCCGCGCTCTCGGCCGCTTCGCCAGCCTCGCGGCGCGCACGACCGCCGCTCAGGGTGTCGATCAGCCCGCCGCGCTTGTTGATAGCGCCCTTGCCTTCCGCTGTCCTGATCGCTTCCTGCGTGACGGTCACGGGGAACAGAGCTGCTTGAACAAGGCTGCTCGCTGATCCGCCCATTATGCGACCTCCATCAGGTAGGTTAGCTCTTGGGCGCGGAAGCCGTAGCGCTCCAGTGTTCGCGGTTTGATGAGCGTGTGAAGCTGGATGTTCATGGTGATCCAGTCGGCATGGGTGCGGCCGTAGGTGACGAAGGCTTTCAAGAGCATGAGCCCGGCGCGCGTCCTGCGGTGAATCTCCGGCACCCACCAGAAGACTTGCGTGAGGGACTTGATGCTCGGGTTCATAAAGTGCGGCGTGAGAAACCCGGCGATGAAGCCGAGCAGCTCACCGGCGCGCTCGCACACGAAGACGACATGGCGCTCTAAAAACTCGGCGAAGCGCGCGGTCACTATCTCTTCGGTGGAGAAGAGCGGGCGCATGGAGCCGAAGAACTTATCGAACTCGCGGAGCTGCCCAACGATCCACGGGACATCCGCCTGCGTCGCTTGCCGAACAGTGATCGTCACGCGAAAACCTTACGGTATCCCGAAAGATAAGTCAAGACCTACGAACGGTACGCGATGGCGCTCGATGGATTCTCTTCAGCGGGCCGCGTCGCTTTTCTCGACGCACCATGTAGCCGTGCAGGGCGTAGAGCGTGGAGAATGCACGTTCGATTTCCTCTTCGGATAATGGGTTGAACTTGCCGTGACGCTTTTTTATGATGGCGCTGTAGCCAACGGTCACAGCCGCTCCCTGGCGAACGGATCATACTCCGACACCGTGGCCTGCTTCCTCGCGCCGAAATTCGGGATGTTCATCGGATTCGCAGCGGGCATATCCGGCAGTCCGAACGTGATCGCAAGAGCATCGGCCATGTCCGGCGAGAACTGCAAGCGCTTCTTGATCTGATCCTTGGGCTCGATGATGAGCTTGCCGTTCTTGTCGAATGTGTACGTCGGCGTGGTCAGCTCCGTGATCAGCTCGCGCATCTTCGGCAGAGCGCCGCCGCGCTTGACCCAGTTCGCCATCCTGAACCACATCTCGGCGCGCTTGTTCGCGTAGCGCGGATCATCGGCCTTGCCGGAGAAATTGATGGCGACGGGATTCTCTCCGGCTTGCAGCAAGAGATCAATCACGCCAGCGCCGTAGCCGCCGGTGTCGTCGCACAGTTCGCACTCGGAGCCCCAGTTGACCTTGGCGAGCATGATGCGCGATGCGATCTCACCGGAGCGCGAGTTGCGCATGATGATCGGGTTGAGCGCTGCGAGACCTTGGCGCGGGAAGATCACGGTGCGGTCATCACCGAAGCGCGCGAAGTCGCAGCCGAGGCGCTTCTGCGAGTAGACGTACTGATCCTCGGTGAGCGTCTTGTTCATCGCGGCCTCGACCTCTTCAATGCCGAGCAGCGTGTTCAGAGATGAAGGCGGGAACTGGCCCAGGATGTACGCCATCACCCACGGGTTGTCTCGTCCGAAGTTCTCGATCTGCTCCTTGGCCCAGGCGATGTCGATGCGTGGTGAGCGCCGTGGATCGTCCGGATCGCCGGTGATGCGGATAACGTGCCACTGCTTGCGCAGGCGCACCGCAGCTTCGTAGAGCATCCCATCGAGGGAGATCGGGTTGCCTGCCTGCACGATCTTCCCGAACTTCGGGCCGGTCGAGAGCGCCTGCTCTGCGGCCTTCAGCACCGATGGGGGAACGCCGCCTGACTCGTCGATGACTGCGAGAACGTAATCCGAGTGCAGGCCCGAGAGTGTGCGCCCCTGCTCGTCAGCGTTCGCGGTCTTCGGCCATGTGCGCGCTGCGACGAACCAAGTCTCGGGGTGATCGTTGGCGAAGATGCGCGTCTTCGTCCAGGTGAACGCCTGCTTCAAGAATGCGCTGCGGGACTGCCACTTGAACAGCTCGGGCCAAAGGTTATCGTCGAGGTTCGGTCCAGTGATGCTCGTGGCCGCGCCCTTTGGGTGATTGCCCTTGATGCCTTGCGTAGCCAGGAAGTGCCAGATCAGGATGGCCAGCACGGCCGTCTTGCCGGGGCCTGCGCAGGCTTGGAGCGAGATGCGCTGCTTGTCGGGGTCTTTCGAATCCCATGCGTCAAAAGCCTCGCGCTGCCAAACGTCCGGCTTGAACTGGAAATGATCCCAGGCGAATCGCTCGATCTTCTCGCGCCATCCGCGCATCTTGTCGAAGGCGGCGCGGTTGCTCACGGATATACCGCCTTGCCCGGATTGCAGATTGCGCACCCAGCTTGGCCAGGCAAGCGCGGGATCGAAGAGCCGCAGTTGCGGCAGAAGTCTTTGGCGGGGATGATCGCCGGTAGCTTAACGCGCGGCGGCTTGGGCTCCGCGTACATCTTGCACTTGCAGCCTTTGTGTGAGCAGTGGCGCTCGCCGAGGTGAACACCATCGGGCCATTTGTGCGAGAATTCCGAGTGGCCGCAGTTGCACCAGTTCAACGCACGGGCTTTAGGTCTGCGATGTTGTAGAACATCCCGACTTCGTGGCTCTCGTGCGCGGCGAAGTGGCCGTCATCGCTCTTGAAGATTGGTTCGCCGGTCCTGATCGGCTTCTCGCAAATCCAGCAGATCATATCCACCCGGCCTCACGACACGCGAAGAGAAAGGAAACCACCGCGCCAAAGAACAGCGCATAGATAATCGCGGTCTCGACGCGATGAGTCCACGGAACTATGCGGTCACGATCTTTCACGCGCTCATCTTAGCTCGATTGATGCGCGGAGTCAAGACAAGACCGCGAGACTCGGTGGGATTTACGACGAGCGGCGGAATCTACCGGCCGGGGAGACCGCGCAGAATTTGTGCTTCATGCCCACGTTCATGCGCTCGCTGGAATACATAGCGTTGCAGGCGTCGCAGATGCCGTACCTGATGCGCGTGTTGATCATGCGTCGATCCGGCCGATCTTCTTTCGGGTTCACTAAGCGGGGGGCGGGCATGATCGACATTATTCTGGCTCCTGTTGCGACCCGGTGATTAAATCTTCGAGCGTGAGACTGCCGGTGATGTTGACAGTATCGCTCGTGAGCTTGTAGTGCTTGGCGAGAAGCGCCAGCGCCGCCGATTTCGTGGCGAACTTGTATTTCACGTTTCCCTTGCGGTCGCGCTCGTATCCTTCGGCCGCGCGGCGCAAGTTCTCCGGCATCTGTCGAAGAGTCCTGGGCGCTCCGTTCTCATCGGTGCTGTCGCCGAGGTCGTATCCAGCCAGGCGGGAGAGTTCGGCTACGACTTCTTGCGCGGACATGATCGCAGCCTTCGCTTTTCTATCGCGGGCTTCATCGAGATATGCGATTACTTCCGCTTTTTTCAGCAGCCGCCACGCCGTCGTGCCAACGACTGCATCTGAGCCGCTGTACCCAGCGGCGCGAGCAGCGCGCGATCCATTCGGGTCTCTCATATATTCGAGACAGAAGCTAATCTGGCGGTCCGTCAACGTCCGACCTTTTTTCTTCGCCACGATTTGATTATAGCTCGCTTGGTGAGTGCCGACCAGTGTTATCTTTTTGCTGGTGATGCTGCGACCAGTACGCCTTCGCCTGCTTCTTGGTCACGGTCTCGATCACCACCATGATCCAGAGGCCACAAGCGCACCAGGCTTTGGGCTTGCCGACGCCCTTGAAAACAAAAGCGCACCGCTTCAGGACGGCTTACCGAACACCGGCAGTTCACCGCGCCCCTGCTTGATCTTGCGTGATGCCGCGCGCGCTGCGTTCATCAGGTGCAGGGCATATCCGGCCGCGCTGCTGTCGATCACTCCGCCCGAGATACCGTTGGCCAACTGCTCGAAGGTCGGGTCTGATTTAAGACTGACGCCGCCGCCGAGCTTGTCCTCGATGATGAGAGTTATGCGCATATTTTATCTCCTGGGTAGGAACGTTCCTGACCGTGCTTTTCAAAAGCTAATCACGAAATCATCAGCGCAAGACAAAAGCCGATGACGAAAGAGGCGACCGCGACCAGGGCGACACTGGTGCGGCGCGGTGCCGGATGCAGTTCCAGATGGCGTAGGATCAGGCGAGATTCTCGCTTGGTCATGTCGTGCCTCCGAGAGCCGCGAACGCGGCCATGCCGTCGGGGCTCGCGGCCCACTCATCAGAATCGGCCTTGGTCCCGTCGAACTCCCCGTCAATGGCGCGCTGGGCTATCGCTTCGAGATCGGCCGCGCGCGCATCCCGGACGAGCTGGCCGATGTTGTCGCCGACATCGCTGCGGTAGTCGTCGTAGCGGCCGTCCAGGGCGGCGTTGATCATATCCGGCGGGGCCTTGGCCACCACCAGGGCGTCTACGAGTTTTGCTTGGGCCTCTCCGATGGCTCTCTTTGCGATCATGCTTTTGGCTCCGGCGTATCGAGTTGTGCCCGTGCCATCCAGGACCTCGTTTCGATTCGCTTCTTGAACGTCCCGATCATCTCCAGCAGATCGGCCCGGCTGTACTGGTGCGCCTTCGATGCTTTGGCTTCCAAATGCTCGATCCATTCTTTACCGAAAATATCAATATGTTTCAAGCGATATTTGAAGCGGTGCAGGCGCTCGCCGTTGTTGCACGGATTACAGGCCCCCACGATGTTGTCCAGATCGTACCGCGTCGCCGCGCCGTCGTTGCTCGGGATCAGGTGGTAGGCGCACTGGATCGGGCGGCGGCGGCAGATGCGGCAGGTTATGAACCATTCACGATCCCGCAGCCGGGCGTATTCGCTCACCAAGGCCCACAGGCGCGCTTTTATGACGCTCTTCGTCAAAAGGCGCGACACCCCGCCCAAAAGTCGAGCCTTCGCGTTCCTGCGCGTCCGGCGGGCCTTTGTGGCTACCTGTTGCTTCTTTGCTTCGGCATAAGTCCTGGGGATCATAGCCTGGTGATCTCGCCGGTCGCGGTGTCCACGCGGTAGAGCGGGTATTTCGCGGCCTCTGCGGCGCAGGAGCAGGGGGCTTCCCGGCCGTCGCCGTCCAGGCCGTGCCCAGGACAGCCGGGAGTGGCCACCGGGCAGGGAGAACTCACCCTTTCCACGAGCTGTACCTGTCAGAAACCGCCGCCTTCTTGCGGAGCGCGGCCGTCGGCACCAGCTCGCCGTCCGGCTTCTTGCCGCTCTCGTGGATGGCGATGTCCTGGCGATGCACAGTTGACACTTCAAACATAACCTGTCCTGGAGCGTGTACTTGGGCACTGGTCAGCTTCTCTTCCGCCACCCTGTCTTTCTCGGCGACGCTGCACCAGATCGGGTAGATCGAGCGCTCGAAGTCCTTCATTCGCTGATCCTGCACGGCCGCTTCTACGCCGCCCCAGTAGCCGTCAGGGCGCATAATCCTCATCGCCTGAGAAATCAGGTCGTTGCCCTCCCACGTCGCCATCCCCCGGCGCACGAACAGCGGAATGTTCGATGGCCCTGAGCGCGTCCCCAACAATCTCTCGTGATGGTGTAGTCCGTCGAGTTGATCTCTGTCCATCCAGACGATCTGCGCCCACCGCGCCGTTTTCGTGTCCATTCTCCCCTCTCGGTGTCATCCCCATGCCGTCGAATGCGTGACGGCTTATCGTCTCCAGCGTCCACTCCAGGCCCTTCTCGTTGAGGTCTTCGGCCCGCTTGAAAATATAGACGGCGCACTTGTCCACGTTGCCGTCAAAGCAGGCCAAGAGATTCTGAGCTGCCTTAGCTGCCCGCCCGAAGTTGGACTTGTCCCACGCCTTGTTTCCTTTCGCCACGCCCTTTGAATGCTTGTAGGCCCGGACGACAGCCTGGATCGGGGTTTCGGGCTTAACTTTCGCCGCGACAGGCGGCGCAGCCGCTATATCTTCCTCTTCCCCAGTCCCCAGTCCCTCTTCCCCCTTTATAACGAAACTAGCCGTTAAATTTAATTTCTTGTCGTGTAAATTACACGACTTGGAATTTAATTTAATTTTTACCGTCGGGGGAGCGGGGATTTTGGAAGAAAACTCGTTCGGATGGGGGCGCTGGTGGCGCTTAAACCCGATGACCTCCAAAAACCGCTTCCCGGAGACCTCGTAACGGACTATGAAGCGCGGGGCAAGCTCGGAAAGCAGGGCATCGACATCAACATCATCCCAGGGAAACGTCACCAGCTTTAGGCGCTTTGGGCTGTCTTCCAGGCGACCGTCCCGGTCGCAGTGGGTGGGTAGCATGGCGAACAAATACCGGGCCGCGATGCTCACTTCCGCGAGACCTTCATCCGTACCGATCTCGGGCTTGATATAGCGGATGCGGGCCATCAGGTTCTCCGCGAAAACGGACCCGCCGCCCCGCGCAGGTGGGAGCCCCTGGGAAGGAGACCGCTGGCGCGAAGGATGGGCGGCGGGTTAAATTTTTTCATGGCGATCTCGTGCGCGGGTTTCCCAGGGCATCACGATTCTACATCGTGACATTTTTTAAGTCAAGTCAAATCTGCGGCTGGTTGGAAATGTCGTCGGGCGTGAACGTCACCGTGAAAATAATGTCGTCGTAGATCGAGAGCTGCGCAACTCTGCCCGCCTCGGACTTCGGCACGGACAACGTGATCGTGCGCTCGCCGGTGTCCGCGTTCGTGCGCGTGGACTTGACGGCGCAGCGGATCGTCAGCGGGAAAATTTCTGTCGTCATCTGCGCCCCCGGTCGGTCAACTTTCTGGTGATGACCTTCAGCGTTTCTCGAAATCGGAAGTAGAGTGTCCAGAAGTACCGCGACAGGAGCCAACGAAAAGGCATATGACACGAGCAGATCATTTGAGCCCCATCCTGTCCACCACCATGGACGTGAATATCGCAATCGCAACAGTGGTGATGGCAAGCAGAGTTCCAATCGCCACCATCTCTCCGAGCATGGTTGAGTTAAACACCCCGACGAATCCGTTGATGAAGTTCATTGGAGTACCCGCGCAAAAAACAACACGATGGTGTAGCCGACGAATATCATGGCACAGACCACCGTCGTGTGCGCCATCGCTCTGCCCATCTCTCTTGAATCCAATACTTCGATAAATCCCCTGATGAAGTTCATTTTATCTCCTTCCCCTCCGCCGTGGCTTGGGGCGTGGCGGCGAGGCGGTCGAGGGCTTGGCCCAAGGTCACCAATCTACCCAAGTATAGCCCAGCATCAGCTATCGGCCACTTGCCGACCTCGGTTAATCTTTCTGCCGCCTCTATCACGCGCTCTTTCGCCTCGCTCAACGCTGACGGGCTGGCAGGGGCGCGGCTAGGTGTGCAGTCCGCGCAGATCAGTACGCCGCCGCAATATTCGCAGTTTTTCATGATACTCTCGTTTTTTTGTGACGACACGGGCGGCAATAACGTTTGCCTTTAAAAAAGCGCGTATAGACGTGTCCGTTTGGGCAACAGATTTTGCGCGCATTTACTGCCGTCGGTCCGATGCCTCGCATTGTATTTTCTTTCGTGGTAACAAGGTCCATATGGGCTGGGTTGACGCACCGCCGCACTCGACACCTATGGTCGATAACAATGGCGCTGGGAATCGGCCCATTGGTGGTTGCCCAGGCATATCGGTGGGCGAGAATGTTCTTCCCGCCGATGACGAAATGACCATACCCACGGCTCTGGACTGCCCCATCCCATATCCAGCAAGAACCAGACTTGTCTACGCGGCTCCAAAAACGGTTGAGCTTATCAGTGGTCACAGTGGGCTTCAATTCATCCATTGGTTCCTCCCAGTTCCAGAAAGTCAATCACGAACATGACGACATTCCCGACAAGGCACACCGTCATGAGAGCGGGGTTGTATTCCAGGCATTCGGCGGAGACAACCGCTGACAGGAAATATAGACCGGCCCAACCACGCCTCATGGCCCGGCCTCGGCACAATCCGAATCATGTCCAATGGCTCCGTCGCCACCGTTGCATCGGCAATCGTTCTTGGCCTCGGGCTCTTGCGGGAGGGCGGCGAGAACGACAGAAAACTTCATGAAGGCTTGGAAGTGTTCTTGCGAAATGTGGCCACAAGCCTCGCACTCGGGAACATCGAAGGTGTTGTTGTGCTTAAACCATGCTTCCCACTGAGGCGACTGAATAACCGTCAGCCAAAACGTATCATGACCTCCGGGGCATCCAGCGCAGGGATTATTCTTTTGGTGTCCCTGCCACTTGGTTAGGGCGGCATCGCGGGCTTTGTATGCCTCCTGCCTCTCTGACTTCAACACCGCCCCCTCCCCCTCGGACTTGGCGAGGGCGGCTTCGGCCTTCTCGGCCCTGGTAGTAAGTAGTTCTATCTGAACACCATAGTTGTCGCCAATTGGGGCACTCTTCAGAACATTCTTGTAGTAGCTTTCACTCCCGCAATAGTGCGTTCCACCTCCACCGCATTGTGGGCACTTCCATGTGTTGCTCATCCTCGCCTCCCCGCCATCTCCTCGGCTGTTGGTCCCATGGTTATTTGCTCGACTCTGAAAGCATATCTCTGAGATCAGTGGCTTGCACCTTAACGATTTGGAAGAACGGATTCGCATCAAGCCCCGGCGTCATCTCGGCAAGGTTATCCAAGTTGATAAGAACGCACTCGCTCATTTCCCACGGCGTTATTTTGTTCATCTCCCCTCCCTTTGGTGTCTATCTTCGTTTGGATCAAGCGGGCATATCCCGCCAATCATCCTCTCTCCGCATGGGCACCACTCAGGCCAAATAAGATCGTGGAGCCAGATTAACGGGTTCGTCTCTCCCCCTTCAGCTTCTTGAACGACGGCTTCTTCATCTCGGCAATGATGAGGGCGCACATCTTCCGGTGTTCGGCGGCCCAGGCGGCGGCCCAGGCGGCGTCCCCGGCGGCCCAGGCGGCGGCCCCGGCGGCCCAGGCGGCGGCCCTGGCGGCCCCGGCGGCGTCCCCGGCGGCCCTGGCGGCCCCGGCGGCGTCCCCGGCGGCCCCACTCGGATTCAACAGATACGCCTCTGCCGCCTCATAGGCAAGCCTTGGGCTGTCCTCTCCTTTTGGAACGTGCCGCAATGACACTCTACCGCAGACACACGCAAGCCAGCAGAGTTGACGAATAGATACGCTCTTGCTGTGCCATAAAAGCCAGAGCATCCAGTCGGCGCGATTGAATTTCGGGAGCATAGTCTTAACGGCCATGCCCTTGCCGATGACACTGACGGCCCACGCCTTGCCATTTGAACATGCGTCCTGATCGGTCAGCCATTTCTTGGTGATCTTCATTGTGCGGGCTCCTTGCTTGGGGCGGTCATTTTCTTGACTCCCTGATAGCGGATAATATCTTTGTGCAGCAACCATAAAATACGAGACTGAATCCAACACTGCACATAGATATGACTTCACATAAACGGTCGATATTTTCATTCATAGCCTCAAATCCTGCTCAATCTTCTCCACGGCCTCTCGCGTCAGGCTGTCCTCGCCGAAAATCAGGACCCGGACTGGCGCAGTCACGATGTCTCCCACCACGGCGATTGGCAGATTCACGACGGTATCGAATAGGGCGGATAGCAGTTTCATAAATATCTCCTGGACATCCTGAAATCACGTCGGAACTCGTTCGAGTAGTCGGCCAGGTTGAGCTTCGCCAGGTAGCCAATCCAGCGCGCCACAAATTCCTCCTTGTCGCCCTGTTTCTCGACCCCGCCGATCATGTGAAGAAAGACGTGCGTCATCTCGTGGAAGAACGTGTCAGCCAGTTCTCGCTTGCTCTGCCGGGAATAAATCCAGACCTTGCAGCCTGTCGTCTTGTTGTGGCGCGGGCCGTAATACTCCGTCAGGCCGAAGATCGTACCCTTCGCGTAGGTGATCTTTCGAGCCGAGTCCTTCACGCGCCGAGAACGCCCGCCGAGATTAACGACGATACCGAAGGACTTCACGCGCGCCTCTCGAACTGCTCGGCAGGAATCGTGGCGGCGCTTCGCGGAAACTCCCTGATCTGAAGGTCGGCTGGGAAGTCCTCCATCTGGTCTTTCTTGTCCCGGAATCCGCCGAGTTGCTTCATAAAGAACGCGATGTGATCACGGCGACACTGGTCACGGACCGAGCGCGCCCATTCTGGGTTCATCGGGCGGGCATTGACGCCGCTCTCGCCGCCGCAGATCACCCAGTCGATGTAGGCCGGTGAGAGACCGAGATCGAGCGGCCCGAGAGCTGGTTCATAGCTGATCCCGCGCACCGTCGCGGCCACCTTCCAGAGATGCCCTATGCGCTTCTCCGCCTGCTCCTGGTTCTCGACCGTCGCCATCGCCCAAGCGTTGTCCGGCCAGCGCCGGGTCCACGATTCAGGAGCAAGACGCAACATATTCTCCGGGCGCTTGGTCAGCAACAGCCATGTCAGCGCTGGCGTCATGCCGATGAGTTTGAATAGGCGCTCGCGGTGGGTGTCCAGATCGCGCCGATCTTCGAACACGTCAGCCATGCTCGCGCAGAAGACGCGGAACGGCTTCCCGCTCGTGAGGGCAGACTTGTTCCATTTCAGGGGCTCGTTCCAGTGCTTGTCTCCGAAGAATCGGCGCTCAGCCATCGGACCCCATACCTTCAAGCCGAGGCGCTTGCTGAACGTCTCTGCGTAGCAGCTCTCGCAGCCGGGGCTCACTTTCACGCAGCCCCACCACGGATTAAATGTCGCGTCCGTCCAGGCGATCTTCGATTCTTGCCCCACTATGCTTTCCTCCGTCGTCTCTGCCGATCTCGATGTCAGGTGGACCTCGCATCCACTACGCCTACCATGTGGGACTCGCACCCACATCTCCCCGCTCGACGCCGGGATTCTGCGCGGCTCTGCTGGGCTCCGTAGCCCCTTGAAATAATGGCAAGCTGTCGGCCCGTTGTGTAGGGCTAGGTGTCATTTTCCACCTCGCTGACAAAATCATCGCCTTGTTCTCTTAACTCTTATCGGGATCAATCCGTCGCACCTGCCGCCCCTCTCCATCCACGATCCCCACTCCTGCCCGAATACCGGAGCTGCCATGAAGCGCTTGCAGGACTTTCGCAGCGGGCAACCAATGGTGTCGCACATGACGAGACGCTCGACATCCTGGGGCCTGGTGTCAATCTTAGAGGGCGGCGGCACAGACCTCTCGCACGGCGAGCGCGAACTCCTTGAAATTTTTTCCCTCGCGCCTACGAGACGTAAGTCTGCCCATCACGACCAGCTCGCGCATCCGGCGTCCGATGGTCGCTTCGGATTGGCCGATGTACTCGCGTCCGTTGAGATCGCCTATCCGCACCTGCTCCAGTTCGTGCGGGGCCATCGCGCGCCCAGCCGATTTCAGCACGATCTCGATTCTCATGTAGGTCAGTCTGCTCATCCTAGTCTTCCTCCCCGAAGTCGAAATTGCGCTTCTTGGGCTCCAGATAGATCGAGGTCGGATCAGGCTGCGCGAACCGCTCGATCTTGTTCTTGAACATCGGCTTCTTCACGGCGTACTTCGCCTTGATATCATCGGGCAGCTCGTAGCGCGTGGTTTCCGAGCCCTTGCGCGTGATGACGAAGTTCCCCGACGTGAACACGCCGTCCTTCACGTCCTCGAACAGAGCCTTGATGCCCTTGTCGATCTTCTCGACCTCGCGCCAGCGGTCAACGATCTGGTCGCGGCGCTCCAGCATCTCGGCCAGCATCTCGTTCCCTTCGATCTTCTGAGAGGGCACGGCCTTAATGTCCGGGATGCAGACGTGCTGGAATGCGCACCTCCCGCACATCGACGTGTCATACGGGATGCGATCCGGGAGCGTCTTGGCCGCGACGTTCATGTTGACGCGAGTTGCTACGGCGAGCAGCCGGTCGATCTCTTTCTGGTCGCGCTCCAGGATCACGAACTTCCACCGGCCGCGCCCGTCGGTGAGCGCGAAGATCAGCACCGGATCGCCGCCAGCAGCCATATACATCTGCCCCTGGCGAAGATACTTCCGGTAGAAGAGATTGCGCGCCAGGTCCTCGACACCAGCGACTCCTGGGCGGATCGCGTCGAAGCCGTGCTGGTTCATTAACTTCATTTCGCACAGAATCCGCTTGCCCTCGAACTTGAACTTCGTGTCGAGGTAGCCGTGGATGCCGTACTTCTCGGAGAGTTCGCGCGCCGGTGCGTTGGCTTCCATTGACGCGCCGCCTTCGACCAGCTCGAATGAAGGCGACGCCCTGCGGCCGATGTCCGAGAGCTGCGCTTTGAATGAAAGTTCCTCTTCTCGACCGGCCTCGAATAGAGCTTCGAGTTCCCAGGTGTGGAGCTTTTTATCCTGCCAGTTCAAAAACTCATACGTCATCTGCCGTTCGCAATCCGTGAATTGCGAAGCCCAAATGCTGGCGCGCGGCTTCGCCTTGATGTTGGATCGGAACTTCTTCTCGCGCGTGGTCTCGATGGTTGAGATCAGGTTCATGGCGAGTGCGACATCCGCCGACACGGGCGGAGCCTTGACGACAGGCTCCGCCCCCTCGACCGCTTGTTCGCTCATCCAACGGGCTCCATCTCGGACGGATCGCGCTCCGGCTCGGGCGCTTTCGCGTCGGCCGATGCTTCGATGATGGCCTTCAGTTCGTTCCCGAATTTAGACACGGTGAAGTCGAAGATCACTTTCTTGCCCGCGTCCTGGAGTTTCTTCGCCTGCGTGGCGAGAGTCTCGGAGAACGTCGTATAGACCGCCTTCTTCTCGTCGGTGATCAGGAACTTGATCCACGGCTTCCCGCTTTCCTTGTTGGTCCCCTTCTGCTGTTTTATATCCACTATCAGCAGCGGTGTCCCAGCTTTTGCCGCTGCCGGAGCCTTCGCGCCAGCCGCGTAATCGACGGTCTTGATCTTCTTCGGGTCGAGACCGAGCGACTCCGCCGCGTCCACTGGGATCGAGCGCAAGCCGAGCGCGACCTTCACACCCTCCTTGATCACTCCCCGTCGAGCCGCCATCCGGATATCGGACTCTTTCACGTCTGCCAGGTCCTTCCATGCCCCGTGAGCGTAGCCAAAGAATTGGTCACGCGAACCGGCCCGCCCCTGCACCTTTTCAAGCAGGAGACCGCCGATCTGAACGTCTGCCTCATAGAACCAGACGAACCACTCACCGTTCTTGTCGGTTCCCGTGTCCTTCCAGTACCGCCAGTTGGTGAAGCTGGCCGACACGCCCATGAGCGCCAAAGCCGAGATAACGCGCTCGGCCGCAGGCCCCGACAGGTTCAGGTTGTCACCGTGGCGAACCCAGTCGCCGGGGAGCGCACGGTTCAGCGTGAACTTGCGGATGCTGTCCAATGCGCGCCCGATCTTTTCCGTCTGTTCGGCGAACTGCATGATCGCCTGGAATTTATTCTGGTTCAGCTCGACGCCGGTCGGCGTTACGATGTCGAGTTCCGTCTCCGCAAGTTCCGGCAGGTTCTCTTTGCTCATATACTCTCCTGCGCTCCATCTGGAGCTGGTCAGTCTTCCGCCCGGAGGCGGTCACATTAGATGTGAGTCCACGACTTTCTTCGCACGACATGGATCAGAGTGGTATGCGACACTCCGAGTTTTCTGGCGGTTTCTCGGAAACAGAACTTTGGCAACCGAGCCAGAAGGCGCACTGTGTTCACAATGGCATTCGTCAACACAGCCGAGCCACTTCTCTCTCCAACTGCCGAGCGCCCCTTCTCCATGCGATCTATGTTGTTATCAGCCGAAGTGCCGAGATATAGGTGACTCGGACGAACACAGGGCGGATTGTCGCATTCGTGGAGTACATTCATCCCGCGAGGAATGGGGCCAAAGGAAATAATCCACGAGAACCTGTGCGCCAAAATCATCACTCCATTTGCGCGCAGATTCCCGTATGTCCATGCGCCGTTCTTCCGCAGGCGCGATCCTATCCAAATCCAGCAGGATCGTCCCTTTTTTACGCGGGACCAGAAACGGCGCTCGGACGATATTTTCATTCAAACCTGATTGTCGGGAACGCGCGCTTCAGGGCATGGAGGGACTCAGAATTTGGGACACTCCCTGCGGAGCGGCGCTTGAAGATCGTTTGACAACGGACCCCCTTTACCCCGCGTTTCGCCGCCTCGTACACCATATCCTCGGCAGACCAGCCGATCCCTTCGGGATTCGGAAGATCGTCGTCATACGTCAGCTCGGAACGCTTCTGCGTATCGAGCCATTGTGCGAATGGTGCCTTCTTCTTGAAGACGGCCGCGCCAATCATCGGCCGCGCCCGCCCGACCTTTGTGATTCTTGTCATGTTATTTCTCCTGAGTCTGAATCGACATAGTAGCAGGAACATTCCTACTAGTCAATAGCTCTGTGAACTTCGGCCAGTCGCGCGCAAAGCGCGGATCGAAAAGCGGCGACCAACGTTTTTGTTTTATGAAATGAAGACGCGCCGCTTCAGTTGGAATCTCGACGCCGAAATACGAGCAGTGCTTTAGATTGTGTTCCACGCGGCGCATGATGTCTTCGGCCCGCGCCGTAGCCTTGAAATAAGGCTTCCCCCAGTTCTGCGGCCACGTCACGTCGATTGCGCGGTCCTTGTACGACACCCAGGCGTGAGCCACCGGCCATAAGCCAGCAGCGAACCCCTCGCAGAATATAAGCCCATCGCGCTCCATGGCCAATTTCCCTGCGTTCATGTAGCACTCGCCGACCTTGAAGGCATGGACATAGGCGAGTTTGAACCCGAGGTCTTCGCGCTCGGACGCCGACAGTGGTTCTTTTGAGAACCACTTCCCGATCTTCAGGTACATCGCCTCCTGCGATTTTGGGAAATTCGTGGCCGTGAACTCCAACATCTTCAGGGCGGATTCTTGCTCCATGTCGGTCACAGGCCAGCCAGTGATATCGCGTTCGACCACGAGCCGAAGCGTCCATAATACGTCGTGTACTGCGGATACTCGCCGGTCGCTTTCTTGAAGTCGGCGGCGCGCGGAACGCGGCCATTCTCCTTCGCCCACTTGCGGAGAAGCGCCATTAGGTCTGCCTCGGACACCATCTGATGTTCCTGCGCCGTCATCGGTCGGTCTCCGATGCTCTCGCGGAATTTATTCAAGGTTCCAGATCGCCGCTCGATTGCCGACAGCAGAGCCGGATCGTGCTTCTTTAATTCCTGCGTCGTCGGTTGGTGCCCGACTTCCGCCTTCACGAACTCGTATCGCGTCTTCATCTGGAGATCACAGAGGCCGTAGCGGTTCTTGGATGCCTCAGTCGCGTTACCGTTCTGGCGCTTCTTCTTCGATACCGCCCGACGGGAGCGGCGCTTTATTTTTTTCCAGCCCTCCATCTTGTTCTGCTCGGTCAACTGATTCCGGCGCTGCTCAGAGAGCCGCTTCCCGCACAGCGGCATATTCAGATTCAGGCCGAACTTTATTTTGTGAGCGGAGGTCGTCGTCTTATGGATCGCGCGCAGGTGCGGGCCGAGGTAGTGGAACCACTTGCCGCATTCGTGACAGCGAATCGTGTCGTTCGTCTCGTCGTATTCGACGACGCCGGAGTAGCCGAAGTCGGTCTTCGTTTTGACGAACGGACCTTGCGCGGGGAACATTGGTCTTATCATAGAGTTCAGCCCTGGCTCGGTGCAGCGGCGCGTTTATCGGCATGAGCCTTCAACCACGCCTTCACTTTGTCCCGGCTCCCGTGGCAGGCGTTCGGCGTGTAGTTGTATATGAACCCGCAGATGCCTTTCATGCTAAGCGCTGTCTCGATGTCGGCTCTACCGAATGCTTCCATCAGATTGTTCTCGAACACGGCCGTCAGGCAGGAGCCCATCTCAATCCCGCTGAACAGGTACAGAATGATCCCGTCGTGAAGGTGCGGCGGAACGAACATCTCGACCAGCTTCGCCCGTGTCTCCGCCTCGTTAAACTCCATTCTTGCGCTCCCTATCCTGCGCCTTCACCTTAGCGAAGTGCGCCTCCAGATGCGTCACCGCCTCCGGCCAGAACTCGAAGACGTACCACTTGTCGGTCTTGACGACGTAGCCATTGGCCACGAGCTTGACCTTGGCTTCGTTCTTGTCGGTGCGGCTCTGCCTCTCTTCGGGCTTAATGCTTGCGGCCATAGAACCCCCAGCGCTTGATTTCCTCACTCATTTGAACGCATCGTCCAGCCACGACTCGATCTTGTCGTACTTCTCGCCGCCATCAATCTCCGCGCCGCACCGAACTTTCCCGCCCTCGCGGATCATCGGCCACATGGCGGTATGCTTGCCGCCATCGAAGGCAACGACCAGGGCCGTCACGATCTCGATGCGATCAGGGTCCAGCGACGGCGGAATCAGGCCAACAAGCGGAGAAGACACTGGCGCTTTCACCATCCACGCCTCGGCCACCAAGACGGCCCCGGCGAAGAGCCCCTGTGATTTCATCGACCTGATCACCTCGCAGATCGCGGCCTGCTCCACCGCGAGCGGGATGGACTTGTCTGATTTATACGGGATGTGAGCCACTTCTCCGTCTGTCCTGTGGAGGAAGATCACCCCGTGAACGCAGCCATCGTTCTTCAGGCAGTGGTCGATGTAGCCTTTGGTGAACGCCACGATCTCCGACGACGGCATGGCTTTTATTTGCACGGGACCTCCTGCGGCCTGCGCGCGCGGACTGTGGCCCCGACGGCCCCCACCGCAACGCCTATGGCGAACCATAGGACGTGGTGAGCGGCCGTGAAGAGCTGGAACTCATGGCCATCGAGTTCGACCTCGTGATGGCCATGGGCGCGGGCAGCGGTCGCGGCGACGACGAGAGCGACGGTGATGATCGTTTTCATGTTAGGCCACCTCCGAGGGGGTAAGCGCCGGACCGCGACGCGGCGACAAAGCGCCGGTCTCGATCTCGACATCGAGAGTGCTGATCTTGCGCTTCAGCTCCACGCGGTCGAGCTTCTGCGCGCGGACGCCAGCGACAAGCTCCTTGATGCGGGTCTGCGTCTCGGCCGACAGCACCGGGCATGAGGCCAGCGTCTCCAGCGAGCGGAGGCCCTCTTCGTCGGCTTCCTTGGAGCGGCCGAGCGACACGGCCCCGAGCTGGTTCTTGATGCGCGTGGCCCACTCGCCGAGTTCAGCGTCGCCGAGTCCTCCAGGCGAAGCCAGCTCGAACTCCGTAACGCGAACGTCGATGTCTGAGCGGTAGCCGAGGCCGCTCAGGAACGCGCGGGCTGATCCAGCCTTCGGCACGACGTAGAGGCCGTCGATGGGCGTCGCCAGGAAGCGCTTCCTGAACTCGGTGTAGATGCGCTTGGCTTCGCGGTCCTTCTCGGCGACGATCACGGCTTCCGCTTCGGAGCGGTAGTGCGTCCCGAGTCCGCGCACGATCTTCCCGTCAGCCGTCTTGAACCCGCGCCCGGCATTCGTGCCGAGGTCCTGCTGATCGTTGTGCGCGAGTCCTCGGTCGTAACTGATCGTCAGCTTGGCTATGAGCATTTGATTTCTCCTGCGGTCAGGGTCTCTGCCCTCGACAGCGCTATATTGTGAGTCATGGGAACGTTCCTGTCAAGTGTTATTTTCTTGATGCGTGTGCTGTCCGACGCCTTCGCCGTGTTCGTGGTGGTGATCGCCGATATGTCGCTCGCGTACTTTGCCTAGAGCCTTGGAGAGCGCGTCGGTCAGAGCCGCTGCCTTGGCTGCATCGACCTTCTGATTCCGGCCGTGCGGGATGCGGATGATCGCTTGGCCGAAGTCGTCGAACTCCACTTCGATATTTATTTGGGCCATGTGATTCTCCTTAACCGATGTTGACCTGGATCGTGAGCTTGTCGCCGACGCGCCGGATGACGGCGCTCGGGTTCAGCCTGCGCATGATGGCCTGGGTCTTGATGATCCCGGCCTCTTTCTTCACGCGCGCCGCGTCAGCCGCAGAGAGCAGGCCCTTCTCGGGGAGTCCAAGAAGAGCGCGCGCCTTGCGGTTGTGTTCGTTGTCCTCGACTTCGACACCGACTACCGTGTAGCAAGCCATGTTCTCATGCCTCCTTAAACAGCCATCGTGCGGCGCGGCCGGATTTCCGGACCGCTCCCGGTTTCGACCGCCGTCACCGACGCGGACTTCGCGCGGCCGGTTGCCCAAGCCCGCAGCTCCTTGATCTGGTCGGCCATGGTCTTCGACAGCGGCACCGTGCCCCTGACGGCCGCAAGGATGTCCTCGGTCTTGATCTCGCGCTTCTGCGAGTAGGACGTGAACAGGCCCTCGATAACACCCTGCTCCAGCTCGGCACCCGTGAAGCCCTCGCTGGCATCGGCGATTTCCTGCGCCTTGATCTTGGCTTCGGCCCGGCCGTGGCGCGCGAGGTGAATCTTGACGATCTCCAGGCGCTCTTCCCTGGTCGGCAGATCGACGAAGAAAATCTCGTCGAAGCGCCCCTTGCGAAGAAGCTCCGGCGGCAGGCCGGAGATGCGGTTTGCCGTGGCCACCACGAACACGGGCGAGGTCTTCTCCTGGAGCCACGTCAGGAGGGTGCCGAATACGCGCTGGGAGGTGCCGCCGTCGAGCCCGCCGCCCCCACCCAGCCCCTTCTCGATCTCGTCGATCCAGAGAATGCAGGGGGCGCAGGCTTCCGCCGCCTCGATTGCCTGGCGCGTCTGAGCCTCGGACTGGCCCACCAGGGAGCCGAACAGCTTCCCGGCGTCCAGACGCAGCGTGGGAAGGCCCCAGCCACGTCCTACGGTCTTCACGGTCAGGCTCTTGCCGCCGCCAGGGACGCCGAGCAGGAGCAGCCCCTTGGGCTCAGGAAGGCCGTATTGCTTGGCCTTCTCGCTCCCGAACGCATCCTTGCGGATGCTCAGCCAGCTCTTCAGGTTGCCGAGCCCGCCGACTTCCGGGCTGTCCTCGGTGTTGACGAACGTCAGAGCCCCGCCAAGGCGCTCAGCCACGCGCGCCGCCTTCTCCTTGCGCAGCCACGCCGGGTCGAGCTTCTGGTTCTTCTCGATGTAGCACCGGGCGAACAGCCGTGCCGCCTCGTGCCGGGCCATCCCGGATACCGCAGAGGCGATGGCGTACTTGACCTCGCCGTTGCCCTCCAGCTTCACATCATGGCTCTCGATGAAGTCCTGAAGCTCCTGGAGCAGTTCCTTGATGTCGGGGAGCTTGTTGACGACGTACTCGATGTCTGAGCGCAGGACGCCGGGGACCTCGACGCCGGGGACCTCGATCAGGATGAGCCGGGAGTACGCGCCATTCTCGCGGCGCTGGAGCGCCACTTCCCTAATGAGCCGGATTGCAACCGGGTTGCCGCCGAACACGCGCAGGAAATCGCTGATGATCAGCGTCCCTTGGCCTGTCTTCTGGTTCTCCAACTTCTGGATCGCATCCGGATCGGCCGCGCTGATCGAGACTACGGGGGCGAACATCTTCGCGGCGTTCTTGGCCGCGTCGAGCGCGAGCTGCTCATCAGACTCTTCGACAAGAACGACGAGCGACCCGGCGCGCAAACGATTGGTGAGAGTCTTGGCAAGGGACATGATTATTTCGCCTCCTGTGTCTGGTGTTGGTCGTGCGTGAGATTGTCCGGCCAGAGCGGTAGGCGCTTGCGGCATTCCGCGCACCAGTTCAGGTCGTTTGGTTTGGATATCGGGCGAGCGCAGAACTTCGGCTCAGCACCAGTTTCGGAAGAATCACGGCGGCACAGCACGAACTCGTGTCCCATCGGCTACCTCTCAGGGGGCCAGGCTCTATGTCCTCGGCCGCAGAGAGAGTATAGGTGATGGGAAGGTTCCTGTCAAGACCTATTTATTTAATTTAACAAGAATCACGATACGCATTTCCAGCAATCCCGGCACAGATTTCAGGACCTCATCACGAGTCCCTTCTTGGTCATCAGGCCGATGAACCAGGCCCCACAGTCCTTGCAGGTGAACCGGATGTTCCTTCCAGACTGACTGTAGAAGGTCCCCCGAGTGCAGAGGTTCTTTGACCGACAGGTTGGGCAAGCCCTGGCCTGATCATCAGCGGTCAGGTTTGGATGCCTCTTGATCCAAGGTCTAAGGTGTTCATACAGACCACGCAGGAGCGGGCTCACGTCATGCAGGTTGTACCGCTTCATCATCTGCCAAGCCTCGGGCCTGCCCGCCATGCACTCCTTCCACATTCGGAAACCGGGATGCGGCATTTTCTTGCCAATCCCAAGCTCTTCGCACACGTCCCCGAGCCTGTTGCTGTTGAGATCGAAGTTTCGGCGCAGAACCTTCAGGGTGTCAATGGAGCGGTGGGGCGGGGGCCTGACGATCTTGTTAAGGAAGATGTCTGAGTTCACTCGCTTGTCGTCGAACTCATCGACATTGTGGCCGACGACTATATCCGCCTTGTCCATCACGTCACGAGTGAACTTCTTGATCAGCGCGACATTCGTTCTCTTGCGGCGGTCATAACCGGGCAGGTCTGGAAGAGCTAGGACGTGCCGCTCCCTTTGGGGATACCACTGCCACGAGATCGAGCAGACCATCCGGCGCTCGATAACCTCGATGACCTTCTGCTCCCACGTCCCCCAGGTCCAGCCCTCATTCGGAAACGACTCGACATCGTAGAGCAGAAGTGAGATCGGCATTCGCAGTCTCCCCGCTGATGCGGTTCGTTTTATTTGCGAACTTTAATCAGAACCGGAAATTCAGGTCTCCGCCGATAGACGGCTTCTCGTTGACGACACGAACACTTGCTGCGGCATCGAATGTCCCGAGCAGCGTAAGCCCGCCGCGCAGGCCGTTGAATTTCGTCGGAGCATCCGCGCTGAATAGCACCCCGACGAAGCGATTCTTCGCGGGCAATGGCGCGGGCGCTTCTTTCCGTTCGCTCTCGCTTTCCTTGGCGGTCGTGGTCACGACGGGATCGCGCTCGATGCGCTCTTCGAGAAGCTGCGGCTTGGCATCCGGGCACGAGCCGGGCGGCGCTGGCAAATACTTCTTGACGATCACGACGCGCCCTTCTTCCTTGCGCTTTTCTTCCTTGGTCTCGCTGCGCGCTTCGACTTTAGGACGCGCGGCGATGGCCCCGCGAAGCCTGGTGATCTCATGGAAAGACCAGGCCAGAAGCGCCACCAGTACCAACAGGACCGTCAGGTTCGAACCGTCTTTACGCGACAGGGGGAACGTTGGCACTGGATTTGGCCTCCTGTTTGGATTTATGCTCGAATCCGTTTGCGGCCATCACCGATCCGACGAGTACGGAAAAGCAGGTGACGAACTCCCCACCGGCCAGGCGTCGGCCGAAGCATAGAACGGAAATCGACAGGAGCGCGACCAGCCCCCAAACGATCTTGCGCATCCCGGCGTTCTTGATTGCGGCTAGAGTTTTTTCCATGACCCCTCCTACGATATTCTCTCGACGACGGTGTACTTCCCATCGACCATCTTTAGAACTTCGCCGCATCTCGCCTTGTCGCGGTACGGCTCGCCGAGGCTAATGTGAAACCAGCACTTGCGCCCCTCGCGCCCGCGCGCGTCGGACTCTGAGATGAGCTGCCCGAACTTGATCTTCCCGGCCTTCGCCGCCGCCACGATCTTCACCACGGCCGCGTCGATTGTCTCCTGAGTATCCGGACCTACGGGAGAACCATCCGCAGCGGTACACTTCAGATGCTCCGAGCGTTCGGTCCCGCCCACGCGCTTGTTGAGCGCCAGATATCGACGGGCAGAATGGATGTCGAGATCGCATCCGAGAATGACCATGACCGTCTCCAGGAGATTTGCGAGCGCCGTAAGACGCAGCTCTTCGTCAGGCGCGACGTGGCGATTCTCTTCCTGTAGATCGGCGTGATCCGTGCGCGTGAGGATGTGCAGTGTAAAATGCGGCGATAGATGGCGATAATGCGTCATTTCGCATTGTCCCGCAAGTCTTCCTCGATGCTGCCCAAGCGGCGCTCAATCGGCAAGAGAAGTTTTTCAAGCGCGGCCTGGTTGACGTATGACTCGGCGACGTGCAATTTATACGCCTGGAGATCAGCCGCCAATTTGTCATGTTTGTCGAAGAGAGTCTTCTGAGTGTTTTTAACCTCAGTGATGCGCGCCTCCTGCGCGGCATCCACGCTCCGCAACCATGCGAAAAGGCCGCTGCCGATTAAGCCGAGGACCGTCGCCGCAGCGCTTACCCACCCTGGACTGATGTTCATATGATTATTGTCCTGGCTAGGCCGGTGGAGCGAATGTTTCCCCGTCGTAGATGTAGCCGATGCCGACTTTCCCTTCCCCGGTCTCTAAATTGAACGGAGTCAGCACATAGGTCCCCGCCAGAGACGCGGCGAACGCGGCGTCTGCCACGATGACATTGGTCACTACCCCGTTCTCGATGAGAGCGTACTCAGTCGTGATTGGCATATTCCCTCCTAGTTATTCGGTTCCGAGTAAATCACGACGCAAGCGCCCGAGCCGCCAGCCCCGCCCGCGCTGCCCGTGGCGGTCCCCTTCCCTCCGCCGCCGCCTCCGGTGTTGGCCACACCGGCCCCGCCCGCGCCGCTTGATACGCCGGACCCGCCGCCGCAGACGCCTGGGCCTGGGACGTTGAGTACGTTGTCGCTGCCACCACCACCACCACCACCTCCCACACACCCGAGATTCGGAAGGAATAAGCCCATTCCGCCCGCTCCACCCCAAGAATGGGCTATAGTGGTAGCCCCCGCACCGCCGCCGCCAGCCCCGCCGAAGCCACTCGCGCAACCGGAGGATATTTCAGGTGACGCTCCTATCGCACCGATGCTGGCGGTCTGTCCATTGCCGAATGCGCCCCCACCACCGCCGCCCGCAGCTATCGTGCTGTTCCCGGAACCCTCGCCGCCTCCGCGATTGGTTATGCAGAATGTTGAATTGCCGGAGCCACCGCCTCCGCCGCCAAGGGCTGTCAGATGAGAGCCGAACGAAGAATCACCCCCGTTCGATCCCGCTGTCCCCGATCCGGGAGTGCTTGATGCGCCACCAGCGCCACCGGCTCCAATCGTGACGGCCTCAGATGCGCCGCTCAGATTGAACCATCCCTGAGAGACTCTTCCGCCGCCGCCGCCGCCGCCAGCCCGCGCGGTTCCGCCGCCTCCGGCCCCGCCGCCTCCGCCTACGCAGGCGACATAGACGCGACGGACGCTCGGCGCAGGGGTGAAGGACCCCGAGGCCGTGAACGAAGAAAACTTAATCTTCGTCCCGAGCAGGGATTCAATCGTCGCCGCTTTGCCGCCCACCGCCAGTCCGAGAAAAAGAACCAGGCTTGCTGTTCGTTTCATTTTATCCTCACAGAACGACTGATATTAAGACCCAAATATCGACGCTGCCGGTGCCGGAGGCGGCGTCAAGATTCGCGCCGACAGATGTCGCCGTTGCTTTTACGTCCCAGGTTCCCCCGTGATCTTCGGACGCCAAGATATTCGAGAGCTGGAACTGCGTCGATGTCACGGCCTGAAACACATTGAAGTCCGTGGCATAGCCTTGAAGGGCTCCAGCGATCCCGAGTCCAACTCTGTAGGCGGTGATGCCAGTGCCGGAGAATGCGGTCGAGTGTTTGATCTTCACGCTATGGATGACCGCCCCGGCCGGGGCCGTGAAGAGCGTGATGCTGTTGGTCAACGCGGCGGCGGAAAAGTCCGCGTAAGCCTTCGTGTATTTCGTCCAGCGCGGGATGGATATCGGGGCAACGCTCGCAGCGAGATCAGAGAGCGTGACTTTCTTTACATCGCCAGCGCTCGTGTCGTAAAGAACCAGCTCATCGCCGCTCGCAGGAGACGGCTCGGCCGTCAAGCCGTTTATGACTTTGAGCAAGTTGGCGAGAGTGATCTTGTCCATCGTCGTCGTGGACAGATCGTAGAGAATCACCTCGTCGCCAATGGCTGGAGATGCTTCATTGGCCAGGGTGTCCCGGAGAGTTTCCAGCACAGCCGGACCAGTGGTATCGTCAAGAACCGTCTCCATGAAGGGCGAGACGAAAGCCGTGCCCACCGTCGCTGCCACGGCGATCAGATTTCCAGAGCCATCGAAGCCAAGGAAGTTCCCCGAACGATCTTCGATTGAGGGTAGGAGCGTCGCGGCTTCCGTGCCGATCTCAGTCTCGGGAAGACGGATTGATCGGTCGATCTCGTCTTGCTGCTGCTGATCGGCCATCACGAAACGGTCGAAAGCATTCTCGTGCGTCTCAGGGAGGAAGGACCCCTGGTTTCGGATATCGGTCGGCTGGGTGAGCGGGACCACGCGCCGGATCGTGAGCTTGTATCCGGTCGTCAGATTCCCGCCGGTGAGCCACACCTGCCCCGAATCGACGAGCGTTATGTTGCCGCCGGACCCGTTGTTGACTCCAGACACGGTGTAATCCACTCCGATCACGAGAGTCGTTTCGGCCGGGGAGACTGCTGTATTGCGAACAGTTACCAGTAGATGATCCTCATTGGTAATCCGAAAGCCATAGGCATAGACGCTGGCCGCGCCGTTGCCGGTGTAGTCGTTGCGGTTCGTCGTCGATCCGATGGACATTTCCTGTCCTCCCCTTTACTTCTTCGTTCGGCGCGAGAGCGCGTCGCGCCATGTCAGTTCGCCGTTGTCCTCGATCCAGTCGAGCATATTAAATATGAGGTTGTTGAACGACACCGGGATTCCGACCATGTACGACCCGGCCCGCGCCCCTTCTTCCAGGTATTTCCTGTCGAGAGGCTTGTCACCGAACGGAAGATCAATGCCGACAGCTCCGGCCGTTTTGCTGGCCGCGCGAGCCCCGCCCCTGGCGACCGTAGTGAGAATCGACTCCATGGCCGATTCCATCGGCGAGAAGCGGTAATTCGTCTGCTTGCCGATGGCCTTGTCCACGACGAACCCGGCGATGTCGCGGCCGATCCAGACGTAGCCGAAAGGCTGGGAGAGCGTCCTGGCGATCATGCGCTTTCTGCGCTCCTTCTCGTCGTCGCGCTTGGCATTGCGGAAGAACTCGCGCCAGAAGTTCTCATTGAGCGCTTGAAGAACCCACATGAACAGGGCTGCTTTCGCCAGCATGGCTACGGCCGCGCCGGTGTTCCCGGCGTTATATTCCAGACCGGCGAGCTTGCCCGAGAGCCACATCCGATTGAACATCATCGAGGACCATGTGAAGAACATAGTGAAGATTTTCTTGTACTCGCTACCGCGTTGAGCGCCGACCTGATCCAGAACGGAGCCAGAGCCGAGAGTCCGCGTAACAACTTCATCGGCGATATCGCGCGCGGTCTCTTCGCCGTGCTTGTCCAGGGCATTCTTGTAGACCTCAGACCATAGCGGGTAGGCCACGGCCTCGTCGGCGAGAATCTGGACTATGAACCCGTACTGCAAGAGAGCTGAATCCTTCCCGGCCCAGTGCTTCGACATATCCATCATGTCCCGGTCCTTCGTAGAGGCGCGCTTGCGCATCCGCTCGGACTTGGTATTCACGAACGCGACCACGGGGGCGGGGTCCATCACGAAGTCTTTCATCGCCGCGAGCATCCTCGCCGGGCCGAGTTCGTCGATGCTGTTGATGACGTTGCCGCTCAGGTCGATCAAGAACGTGAACGGCCGGATCGCCAGCAAGGAGAAAGTGGCGCGGAATCGGAACCAGCGCGCGGCCTTTTCCCAAAAGCCCATGAACTCGCCCTGATCGGAAGCGACAGCCTTCAGGGCCTCGTTGAAAGTGAGTAGGCCCTTTGGCCCAAGGGCTCCCTCGATTGCGGTCTTTACGTCCGGCTGATTCAAGAACCTGGCCACGTCGATCACGGCTTTGCGGAACTCCAGATCGTGGACGACATTATCCAAATGGTTGAACAGAGTCGTCATCGTCAGCCGCACCGGCCGCTTCACATTCGCAACGCGCTCCTGCGTGTGCCCGCTGTCCGTATGCGCAGAGGACGCGCTGTACTGCTTGTAGAGTGCGTTCTTCTGCTCGGCGTTCTTGTAGGCGTCCGAGCTGCGCTCGAAATCGTAGACGATGGGGAAGTAGCCGCCCTTGAATTTCCCGAAGGTTGTCTCGATCTCCGCAGGTTCTACGGACTTCGGCTGGACGCCGCGCACAGCCATCTCCTGCGCCACGATGTCGGGCCAGAAAGTCTGGAGATAATTGAACGTGTCCTGGACGAAGTTCATCTCCTTTTCGGTCAGCGCGTCGATGATCGGCTTGATCTGAACATCGTCCACTCCGAAGCCCGCGCGGATGCGGTCGCGGTTGCCTTCGTTGCCCCAGTTCAAAGCGACGCCGAGAACCTGCTCGCGCGTGAGGTAGCGGCCGATGGATTCGAAATAGATGCGCTGGTTCGGATAGTCGGCCAGCTCTGCGGGAGTGAAGGCGCGCTCCATGATCGCGTTCAGCTCTTTGGTCATCTTCTCGAAGCGGCGGAACTTGCTGTCCTCGGCCCGCTTCAGGATGCGGTAGGTGTAGCGCTTGGCCGGGCCGTCAGCCTCGCCGCCATCCAGGTAGTGCGCCAGCGTGAGCAAGTTGACCATCGACGGGATCACGGCGTCGGGGATGCTCAGCGTCGCCTCGGCATTGTCCTTCCAGGCGGAGTCGTACTGCGATCCGATCATCAGCCTGCTTTCGTAGGGACGGCCGATCTTGTCTTCGACGGAGGCGCGGAACTGGCGCGCGGCCTCTTTGATGTCAACCTTGATGAAGCCGGACAGAAAGCGATTGAAGGTCTTGCCGACCTCGGCGAGAGCCTTGACCGTCGCGGCGATGTCCCGCAGCTCGCCCATCGTCAGCTCTGAATACTTCTTGCCCTGCGCGCGGGTGACTGATGTCGGGACGATCATCGCGTAGTAGTTTTCGTTGACGCGCTGGACGAGCTGCTCCAGGGTCTCAACGGCCCATTTGCCGTTCTCATCGCGCACGAGGCCGGTCGCGTTTGCCGTCTCGGTCGCCGGAGAGCCGTCCTTCTCCATTTTCTCTGCGATGGCCTCCATGGTCCCGGACTCTTCGGCGCGCGGCGTCATCAGGCCGAAGCGGCCGAGCAGGCCGTCAATCTGGCGGATGAATCCGTAGGGCATCCCGAGCAGGTCCCGGCCGCGCTTCTCGAACTTGGCCAGGTTCCGGCTCATGCGCTCGACTTCTTTCTTGTTGCGCAGGGCCTCGGCCGCGAGGGCATGGTTGACGAGCTGCTGGCGCTTGAACTTGGCCGCTTCTGCGAATTTCTTCGCCAGCGTGGCCTTGGCTGCTTTGACCGCCGCCTGGCGCTCAGCGGTGACGTAGGGACGCCAGGACGTGGCCTGGTTGATCGGGAGGGCCGATAGCGTGGCCCGAGCCTCTTCCTTGACCGCCTGGGCCGTGACCTTGGCCTCAGATCGGCGTCGGCGGGCAACCTCGACCCGGACCTCGGCCCCCTGGATCATATCCGCGAGAGCTTCGCGCTCCAGGGCGATCAGTTCCAGGGAAGAGGTCTCGTCCGCGTAGATCGCCTCGCGGGCCATCTCGCGCATCAGTTCACGATCCACGGTGCCGAACTTCGCCATCTGCGCTTCGACGATATCAGATACCGCCGTTTCGAGCGGCTTGGCGCTGGCGAGCTTGCGCGCGAGATCGGTCCCATCGGCAAAGCCATTCAGCTCGGCGGCTTCTTCGAATGCGGCCACCTTCTCAGGCTCCAGAGTTCCGCCCAAGAACTTCGCTGCCGCGTTCTTGACCGGCTTCGCTGTGAATTGAATCTCCCTATCGCCGCCGCCAGCCTGGATTCCGATAGCGCGTCGTAGGAAGTCCTGAGCCTCGTAGAGGGGTTCTCGGCCGAGCGCGTTTGTCCAGACGCCAGTCAGGCGCTCGCGCTCCCTGGCCATGAAGTTCTTGTCTTCGGCCTTGAAGTCGGACAGCACCTCTCGCAGGAGAATATCCTCGGCGGTCTCGCGCGCCTTGATCTGGAGGTCCTTGATCTTCGCGGCCACGACCGGATCGAGCCCTTCGATCTCGACGGGCAAGTAGCCGCTCTCGCGCTGCGCCTCTGCGATCTCTTCTTCCGTGGCGAGCATCCGGTCGAAGATCGCCTTCATCTCAGGGGAGACCTGAAGATTCGGATTGTCCATGCCCGCGCGCTTGTACGCCGCCGTCATCCACTTGCGCTGGCGCGTGAAGACGCCCTTCAGGCGCGGCACCGGAGCCGCCGCAGCGCCGCCGAAGAAATTGGCTTCCCAGGCATCGGCCCATTTCTCCTGCTGCTCGTCGGTGAGCTTGGTCTGATCGGTCTTGACGCCAAGTTCCTTGGCGATCTTCTCCCACTCGTTTAGGTAGGATTCAGTCGCCTGGCCGCTCTTGACGTACAGGAACATATTCCGGAGCCAAGCGTGGCTGTACTCGTGCAGTGCGGTCGTCTCGTCGGCGCTCGCCAGGAGCGCGATCAAGTTCTGGCCAGCATCGAAGAAACCGCGCGGCGGCTGGCCTGGTTCGGCCTGGTATAGCGGGAAGCCTTCGGTCAGCGCGGCGCGGCGGAGTTCTGGCGTGATGGAGATGGAATGAACTCCGGTCCCGGAGTCGATCTGTTTGTTGAGCGCCTCAATCGCCTCGGATTCCGTGGCATATTCCGAGTTTTTGTAGCCGTCTGCTCCGAATATCGCCCACCGCCCGCTCTCCGCCAGCTTCCCGACACGCAAGCCATCGCCGCTTCGATCAACAACGATGCGCGTTTTCCCGACCTGCGCTCCCCACTTCTTGCCGAACTTGTTACCGAAGCTCACGAGCATCTTGTCGTAGAACTGCTTCATCCCGCCGCCGCCGAACTTGGCGTCTACGCCGGTAATTGCGAGATCGCCTTCTTCGGCTTGGCGGAAAAATTCGTCATGGGCGAGGGGACGAGCGACGCTCTCACTTTCCGCCGTTGTTCTATACTGGCGTCCATCCGGAGCCGTGACGACCCAAACGATGTCGCCATTCTCTTTTACCCCGGAATCGACGGCCGTGAGTTCGTCAACTGACGGCTGCGGACCCGCTGGCGGCGCTGCCAGAAGTTTCTCGGCAAGATCGCGTCCGACATACTGCGCCAGATTATCCGGCGTGACGCCGCTCTGCTCCACTCTGGCGCGACCGCCACGGTACGCGCGCAGAGTCTTTTTCGCAGGGCTGTAAAAGAAACCATCCACGTCCATCGCCTGGCCCCAGCGGTCGGCCTGCTGCTGGCCGGTCGTCCATGCGATCTTATCGTAGCCATGCTCGGCGGCGAAGCGGATCATGCGCTTCATCACGAACTCGTGCCAGTTCTTTTTGAAGGGGAAGTCGGGAACTCTCCCCTCTGTCTTGCTCGGACGGACCGGGCGCTGTCCGGCGACAGTCACATTCTCGGCCTCTGCCTCGCGGAACGTTCTCAGAATATCACGGTAGCTCTCGTCGATTTCGGAGAGGAATCGTCTGCGCGCGTCTGCCCCGCCGTCGTCACCCTCGCTCGGTATTTTGTCGAGCTGGGATTTATCGACTCTGCTTAAACGTCCGACGGCGGCGGAATAAGCCTTCAGTTCAGCTTCGTAGGCCACACCCTCCGCCTTCCCAGCGGCTTCTTTGCGCGGCTTCCAGGCTTCGTTCGCTTTCTCGAACTCGGCGAACTGGCGGTTATATTCGGCCTCCGCCTCTGGCGTTTTGTAGCCGCCCTCGCGCCCGGCCTGGTGGAGGTCGCTCTGAATTTCTTCGATGAAAAGAACGGTCTTGCCGTCGGCGTCAACGCGGTCGTCGAAGCGCGTGTGCGCGATGGTGTTCTCGGGAGCCTTGCCGCCGAAATGCGCCGACGGGATAAAGTACGCCTGGCCTTCGGCGAAGCGGTTGGCCGGGATCGAGAAGAGCATCTCGCGGTAGTTCGTCTTCGGGCCTTCGAGCGTGTAGCTGGCGTGGAAGGTTTTATCCTGGCGCTGAACCCTCACTCCTTCCAGGTCGCGGCGACCTTCACGGACATCCTCGACGATCTCTTCTGTCGCGGCTCGTCTTGACGAGGTAGAATCCCAACTATCCCAAAGACCTTCCTGAACGTTTTCGAGTTCACGATCAGAGGCCGCTTCCGCAGCGCTATTGGCTTCGTCCACGTCAGTGAAGAACGTTTCCGTCGGGACTCGTTTTGATTGGCGCGCGTCCCATCTGGTGCCGGAGTAGTCTTCGCCGCCGAGCGTCAGGCGATAGAATACGCCGCGCTCGATCCGCACATCTTCGTCATTTATCAGTTTTTCGACTTCATCGCGCGCGGCGTCCTCGTCTGCGGCATCGACTGTCATGGAGTTGGCATTGCTCAGATGAACGATCCACTTCCCCTCTTTGTCAGCGGCCTCGACATCATCAACCGAGATATCGCCCCAGTCCTCTTGGCGCTCGTCCGCCTCGACCTTCCACTGATCGGGGTTGTCGGAAATGTATACGTCCATCTCGTCTCTGGCGATCTCGTCGGCGCGTTCTTGGATTTCTTCTTCGAGCTGTTCCGCGATCTCTTCGTCCGTCATGTCCGTGATCTGCGGCTCGGCGGTGACGGCCTGCACCTGCTCGCCGATTGGCGGGCCGAACAATTTCTCCTGAACCTGGAGTTGGTTCCAGCCGAGAAATTCCAGGAGCGCGTCCTTGGCGATCTTGGTCTTGCCCTCTATGAACTTGTCAATCTCAGACCAGCGGCGCTCGTCTTCCTTCGCGTCGCGCAGAAGAGCATTCACCTGTTCGGCGGTCGCGGTCGGCCCCATCTTCTGAGTGATATCCAGGGCGAGCTTCGAGTAAAACGTCGGCACAATCGGCCCCGGCACGACGAGTTCGCCTTGCTGGAGTCGTCCTTCCGGCCGGACATCGGGCACCATTCCCTCTGTCATCACCCAGTCCGGCAGAAGACCCGCCTTTTGATCGGCGTATTTCGTGTTCGCCGGATCGGATTGATTGGTCTCGCCGAACGGGCCGTAGTTCACCCACGAGTTCTGGCCGCGCGTCTCGCTGGTCATCGCTCGCGCCGCGATGTCAGAGTACATCCTCATGTGCGACTGCCAGGCGTTCTCTTCGCCGCGCGGCCCGAAGCCGTTGCCTTCTTTGGCATGGCCGAAGAAGTCGTGGACCACGCGGAAGATGTCGTTGGCGCGTAGGCGCATCCCGCTCGGCAGATATTCGTCGGTGTATGCGAAGAGAGGGTGATCGTTGAAGCGGGCATCCGGACCGAAGCCTTCCTCAGTCGAGAAGAACCACAGATGCCCGCTGCGCACGTCCTTGATCATGGCGGCAGAACCGGAAGCGTAGGGGCTGCTGGCACCCTTTGGAATCGGCTCGATTGTCAGACCCATCTGCTTCATCACCTGGTATTGCGCCAGCGTCTCGGTGATGAGCGCGCGGTACGCGGCCTGGACCAGGGGATCGTTCGGCGCGTGGATCATGGCGTCGAACGCACCGGCGATCATTTTGCCGCGCTGGGGATCGACCTTGGCGTATTCCGCCTGCTGGCGAACAGGCAGGCCGTTGAATTGCTCGTAGAGATACGAGGCGAGTCTGATCTCTGGAGAAGGACCTGGGAAGTCCTTAGTCGGGGCTCCGGTTAATGGAGCGTTGGCCTGGGCTCGTAGCGGGTCTTCGCCCGCGCCTTGTCGAGCCGCGCCTCCTTCTCGTCCTCCGACTCCTGGGCCTTCGGGGGGACCGCCTTGGACGACGGGAGCGCCGCCTTCGCCTTCTGGCCCTTTTTCTTCTTTGACATCGCCTGATAGTTTAGGGTACAAAGGCTGCTTTGTCAAGGCGTCGAGTTCGTCGATCTTCGCCAGGACGGTGCCTTTAAGCGTCTGGTCTCCGGTCGCCAGCCAGTAGCGCCGCGCGGCGCGGATCAGCGAATCGCGCCAGCGCCCGGCCTGCTTCTTGTTGAACTTAGTGGCGTCGATCTTATCGACACGTTCGAGCTGGGATATGGCCTCTCGTTCGACGCGCTTGACGGCACCGTACCAGTAGTCCCGCCCACGCATGAAGTCCATTTCGGTGAAGGTCGGCACCTCGACCATCATCGCCTGGCGCAGTTCGGGATGGAAACTCGCCCAGCCGCGCGCCTCCGTGACCGCTTCCTGGCCGACGTAGGTCTTGACACCTTCAGGTTGGGGGAGTACACTGTCGATATATGGCGACTGATGCCTCCTTTGGAGTTGCTCTGCGGAAAAAGCGCGACGAGTTTTTTGCGTCTCCGGAAGCTGAAAGCCTGACTGACGAGCAATTTCACCAACGCTGGGACCAGATGGCGGCTGAGCTTCACCAGCAGATGGTCCCGTTCCGGCCTCTGATCCGACAATCCTGATGTCTTTTAGCGCCGCGTAAGCCTGCTCGACCGACACGCCGCGCTTCTTCGCGTCCACGACAGCGATTGCCGCCTCGATCCGCGAAGTGTCTTCGATGACCTGAGCCCAGTTCGCTTCGCCGATTCCGGCCGGGCGACCGCGCGCGAGTAGCTTCGTCTTGATATCCAGAGCGACGGCATCGTGCCCGACCTGCATCGCCGCATCGGCTTCGACGAGCGGCTTGGCCTCGGCGACGGCTTCTGCGACTTCCGCCTGAGCTTCCTCGACGCGCTCCTTGGTTTCGTTGACGGAGAGCTGGTCCTCGCTGAACTTGATGTCGTCGGCCAGCTTCTCGTAGTGGCCATCTTCGATCAGGGAATTGAAGCGCGCGAGCGGGATCGGGAAAGACGCGCCGCGATCTCTGGCGTCGGCGTAAGCATCCGCAGCTCCAAGGTCGGCCATCTCTTTTAGGGGATCGAGCCCGACCGACTGGAAGTATTTCTCGACGGCCTCGGCGCTGATATGCACATTCTCGACTGGCCCGTTCTTTGTGACCTGAGTCACGAGCTTGGCGTGGGCGGCTGGCAGGCGCGCGTACAGTTTGGATTCCTTGGTTTGCTCGCCCATCGCCAGGAACATATCCTTGGCTTTCTCGGCAGACTGCTTTTGCTGGAGCCGGTTCTGGAGAGCGCCGCCAAAGACAGCGCCCCCGGCCGTGAGCGCCCCGCCGGAGACCGCGCCGACGAGCCCGGCATTGGCGGCGCGTTGGAAGATTCCATCAAGCGCCCTCGGATTGACGCCGGTCATGTAATCGCTGAAATCCTGGGTGACGCTGGTCACATACTCTTCGTTCGCTTCTCCGACGATTGAGGTGAGCAAGGTCTTCGCCAAATCTTTGTAAATCTCGCGCGTGACCTTCTTCCCGAACGAGCGCGCTAGGCGACCTTCCCATTGCTTCAAAATCCCGTAGGTCCCGAGGGTCTCGAATCCAGACTCGGCCGCGCCGTGGAGAATGGCGTTGAGCGTTGAAGAGGCCGCATCCGCACCGGCCTTGCGGCTGGCCGCACCAGTCTGCGCCGCCTCGATGACGCCAGCTCCGACGAGCGCCGGGATGCCGTACCCCGACAGCGTGGCCGCGACGATAGCGGCTTGCGTCGGAGAGTTGGCGACGAATTGAGCGGCGAGCCCGCGCGCGCCTTGCTTGTAGTCCCCGCGCTTGAATGCTTCGAGATTATCCGTCTGGATGTCGGCGTTCTGAGCGTTGATCTCCAGAGCTGCTTTTTCAAGCGCCATGGCGACAGGGTTGTTGACGAGACCTTCCGGCGCGCTCCACTGCGGCAGTCCAGCCGCTTTGGCGATGACGTTGCGCTTCAGGTTCCCGATGTCAACTGCGAGCGCCGGGATGCGCGCAACGCCAGCGCCGAGATTCGCCACTCCTGAAGCCAGCGAGCGCCCCATCGACTCGCCAAAAGAATAGTGCTTGACCGAGCGCTCGTACTCCTGCATCGGGTCGAGATCATCTTTCGAGACCGCCATCATCGACGGGTCTTTCAAGAACGTGGCCGTCTCGGGTGCCGCCTTATCAAATGCCCTGAAATAATTCGAGACAGGCGCGTTCCACGCGGCGTCAACTTTCTTCAGATTCTTTTCGACGAACGAGGCTGGCTGGCCGGTGCGCTCCACGAGATCGACGACCTTCGCTGCTTGATCTGGCTCGGCGTCGAAGACGGACTTGTACGAACCCTCCATAGGGCTCGCTTCGTCCGGGAGTTTGACGACTCCGGGACCGTCGCCGTCGTCGGGGAGAAGGATGTCGGCCATTTACCAGTTCCCGTCGGGATTCTGCGCAATGATCGCGCGCACATTCGCGGGAGTGACCGGCTTCCCACGGCGCACGAGACTTTTCACCGCGTTATGAACAGGCGTCCCGGCCTTGATATCCCCGATGTCCCAGCCCTGCTGGACCCACTCTCGAACCATTGGCTCGTTGAGTTCGCCGAGCTGAGACTCCTGGATATCGCGCAGCGCCGCATCGGCCTTCCAGCGCTTGCCGCTTTCGAACCATGCGCCGGGAGTTGCCTCGCCGAGTTTATCGTTGGCCATCTTCCAAAGCTCTTCGGGCTTCTTGCCCTCGCCGGAGACTTTCATCTCGTACAAGAACTCGGCGCGCGTCTTCTTGTCGTCGCCATAGGTCTCTTCGGCTAGGAGCTTGATCCGGTCCCACGCTCCCTGCATCGCCGGGTTCTGGCCGGTGACGAAATTGTTGTAGTAGTCCTTGCGCAGTGATTCCCAGTCGCCAGGAGAGATGAGCCCGGCTTGCGCGGCCTGGTCGATTGATTTCTTGGTGTCGCCTCCGGCCTGAGTCCTCTCCCAAAGATCGACATAGGGACGCTTGTCAAGAATCTCCGCCGGGGCGTAGAGCTTGCGCGCGAGGTCGGCTTTGAGCGCCCTGTCGTATTCATCGCGGCCGAATCGGACCGCCGCTTTGAGAGCATCGTCCACCGGAGCGCCAGCGTTCTTGCCTTGGATGACGGAGTTAAGAAACGCTCGGTCGTTCGCGTTCTGCGCCTTCGTGATGTCCACCGCCTTCTCGCCAGCTCGCGCCTGGACATATTTCCATGCTTTGTCGCGGTCTGCTTCCGGGACATCCTTCATGCCCAGCACCGCGCTATACATCGCGGCCTCGTCTGGACGGCCGTCTTCCAGTTCGAGATCGCCGTATTCCTCCCATGCTGTTCTGCCGAGAATAACGGTCCCGATCTTCGCCTTCTCGTCTTCGGTGAGCAGGTCCTTGTTGTCTTCAAAAAGCGAGCGCGCGTCCTGGAGATTGTTGTCGTCGAGCGTTCGGTCTATGACCGCGCTGATCGTCTTGCTCTGCACGTCTTTGAGCTTCGTAGCGAGCATTGCCTCATCCCAGCCCTTGCGCGCGCCGAGACCAGACAGGATCATGCGCTGGCGTTCGAGGATGGTGGAGACTTCAGAGGCATCGTTGAACTTGGCTGCGCCTTCCTCGATGGAAGCGTTGATCGAGTTCTGCGCGCTCTCGTCGTAGTAGCGCTCGGTCTCGGTGTTCGCATGGCCGCGCACGGAGCGATTCATCGAGTCGAACCGCTGGGCCAAAGACCTCTGGAACACGCCCTGGACGCGGCCGGTAGCGCCCTTCATCAATTCGGCCGACTGCTTCTCCCATTCTTTCTGAGCGAAATCCGTGGCCTGGATCGCGTCCTTGCCCTGCATCTGGCGAGCGCGGCCCTCGATGTCGAGCTGGACCTTGGACGCCTGCGCGTCCAGATCGAGGAACTGAGCCTCTTCTGCCCGCTGCCTCTCCTGCTCGAAGAAGCCCTGCGCGGCCTGCTGGACGCGCTCAGAGGCCAGCCCGACGGCCGTTGCTGAAGCTGGGATGTCCGTGGGCACATCCGCAAAGCGGACGCCGCGCTCCTGGACTCGTGGATCGCCGTACCTGGGCACTTCAGGCATCTACTTTCTCCCTCTGGCGTAAGTGGCGAACTGGAGACCGCCGGTGAGCAGCGTGTTCGCCATCTCATTTCGACGAGATAGCCTGGAAAGATTTTGGCGTGTACCCGCCGCTGCTGCCTCGGACCTGATCCCGAACGCTTCGCGCCATGCGTTATTCTTGATCGTGAGCGCGTCGCGCTCGCCCTGCACCCGTGTGTCCTCCTGGACATCAACGGCAGAGCCGGAGCCGATATCCACGCCGGATGCGGCCTGCGCCGCGCGCTGAGAACCGATCAGGCGGCGAGTCCTGGTCTTTAGCGCCGTGGCTTCCCTGCCGCCGCGTTTGATCGCTTCCGACGCCATGACCTCGGCATTGGTGCGGTTGATGTCGAACATCCGCCCTTCGAGATCAGCCTGCGCGCGCTGCCCTTGGTATTGGCTGTAGGTCGAAGCGGCCGATAAAGCGAGAAGAGGTGCCGTGGCTCCCATAATTATCCCCTGTTATTGTACGGAATCATCCCGGCCGGAACCACGGCCAGCACGGCGAGAGGTAGCGGATCAGTCTGCCGTACGAAGATTCGGCCATTGCTGTTCCACTCGCCCTTGATGTTGATGTCGATAGTGTCCGTCACGGGCTCTACGGGCTCATCGTAGTCCTCGTCGGACCGCTGCTTGAACTCCGTGAGCTGATCCTCGAAATCGTCGTCTGCTGGCGGCTCAGCTCCGCCGATCCATATTCCGCGCGCCTTCTCGACAAAGAGCGTGACCCGGTTCACGAGCTTCTTCTTGTCGGAGAGGGTTTCGCCCTGAGCTGTCTCGATGTCGAGCGTCTGTAGGTCTGAGGTGAACGGGAGACCGACATGGATAACCCCGTAAACCTCGTCGAAGCTGGCGACTCCGTTAGTGACGGTGACGACCGTGTAGGCACCGTTGTTCGGATTCGCAGCCACGAAGCCATCGCCGAGAGCCGAGATGGTCTTGCCTTCCAGGTGCCAAAGGCCCGTCACCTGATCGACAGCGCGCACCCACGTCGCCCTGGCCACTGCCTGAAGATTGGCCGGGACGTTCATGTGCGGCGTCACGGAGACGACGGTCGTGCTGCCGAAGGCGGTGATCACGCAGCGCACGATCTCCCCGGTCGCGGATTCAATCCTGATCTCGTTGCCCACGTCTGCGGCCGTGAAGAACGGCGCGCTGGCCGTGAGGGTCAGAATCTCTTCTGGAGTCCAGAGCGTTCCGCCAGTGAGCGTCATCGTGGTTGCAGTCGCGTTGGTCCCGTCATAGGTGAGAGAGCAATCGACGAAGACCGAATCCACGACATCGGTGATGGCGCGCGTCTTCACCCGCTCGACGTACCGCTTGACCACGCCGTTGATCGTGCGCTTGATGACGATGTAGAGAGCGTCCTCGGTGCCTTCCGGAATCGAGCAGACCTGCTCCACCTCGCCGTCGAAATCGTGCCGATGCCAGCCAATCATCTCCTGGTCGCGGATGTAGGTGAGGCCCAGGAGCTTGCCGTCACTGCGGACCATCCAGACAATCGAGTGCGGGACCTGCTGGTAGGCCCAGTCGCGCATCGTGAAACCATCGAACAGGTGCGCGGAGAAGATCGTCAGGTCGTTGCCCCGGTAGCCGTCCACCTGGTAGTCGAACCCGATGTCGCGCACGATGGAGCCCCTGGCCTGGACGTAGAGCGCGGAGCCGTTGATCAGGATGGGTGCCAGGTTCGAAGCCCCGTTGTAGGACTGCTGCTGGGCATTGATGGCGAACGGGGTCAGGACGCCCGCGCTATCTCCGCCGATGATCCACTCCCCGCCGGAGGTCAGGACGACCAGCTTAGCCAGCTCGACGAGGTGCTGGACCTCGTTCACCTGCCTGCCTGCCATCTTGAAGGTCACGGCGTCGTCATCCTGGATCGGGTCGGACTTGGTGAAATTGGTGAACTGCCCAGTCCTGGAACCGAACACCTGTTCGGGCTCTTGGTCGGTGTTCGCAAAGACTCTGCGTTGCTGGTAATACGTCACGCATGATGGGAACTTTCCCGTCGCGTTAAACGGGTTTCTCGGAATCGGCGGCGTCTGGTCAGTGTCCGGCGTGATGCCCGTATCTGTGAAGGTCGAAGAGCCAGCGACGCCGATGAAGCCGAACACGCCGTTGCTGTCCCTGTAGATGTTGTACTCGGACGCCCCGGAGACGAGCGTCCAGCTCAGATTGTTCGGGACAGCGGACGACGGGGCCGAGGCGGAGACTATCGTGATCGAGCAGATGTTCACCACCCCGTCGCCGGTGTAGGCGCTGTAGCCGGTCGAGTCAATCCCGCGCAGCTCGAAGGTGTTCGCGCCCACGTTCACGTTTGCGACCTCGAACTCGAAGCCGTTCACCTGCGTCATGCCGAGAACGCCGGTGAGTGTCACGATGTCGCCATTGAGAAAATTGTCTGCCCCGACATAAGTCAGGACAGCCGGGTTTGCTTGCGTGATATTCGAGATCGTGTTCGAGACCGTACTCTTCCCGGCAAGAGATTCTTCTCGCGTCTCGGCATCGACGGCCGTGATCTTGTAGCGAGCGTCGCCAGCTCCGGCGGAGCCTGTCCCCGCGCAGCCGGTGGGCCTGGGGATACCGGGCGCGAACGCAATCGTAGAAAGCGTCCATGCCGCATGGCCGGTGCGCGACAGCTCGCGCGTCTCGTAGCTCGGATGCGTGAGCGTCACCACGTCGGCCGACTGAGCGAACCGGATATCGGGCAGATCGGCTTCGAGATATGGCGTGACGACCGTATAGATGCGCTCGGCCGTGCCGCCGGAAGTGTAGGCCCCGAGCGAAGTCGTGTCGAAGTTGGCCCCCGTCATATCCTGAAGCTGGAATGTGTTGGCCCCGGCGTTCACGTTGGCGATCTTGAAGTTGCGGCCGTTGATGAAGTTCGCCATCGGGCCGACGACGCCGCTGATGAAGACTTCTTCACCGTTCACCGGGTCGGTGCCGACGTAGGTCACGACTCCGGGGCTGGCATTCGAGATCGCCGTGATCGTGAGCGTCAAGTCGGTGACGTATGCCTGATTGCGGATCACGCGCAGGTAGAGATCGCCGAACTCCAGCGCGTAGGTCTGCTCGGCGTTGAAGACGAACTGGATGAGCCGCACCGTCTTCGTCGAGTCCTTGACTTCGCCAGTGAACCCGGTGCCGGGCCTGTTCTGAACGCCGCCGTGGCGCATGACCATGAAATTGCGCAGCGTCCTTGCGCCGGTCTGGTACTTGACCTGATCAGCTCTGGCGTAGAGCGACGGGGCGATCTCACCCCCGGCGAATGATCTCTGGTTTTGCGAGGACACTATTCCCTTCCACGGATGAACTCAGATTCGACATCCTCGCTCACCTGGCCTTCGTTGATCGCCGTGGCCTTGGCGCGCTCCAGCTCGATTGTGTACATCTGGTAGGCGCGCGTTGCGAGCTTATACGGGTCTCCGGCCGTGAGGCGCGGTGCCATCATGGACGCGATCCGGAATGAGAGCGCCATCACGAAGTCGGAAGTGAAGCGCTCGGGGTTGTCTTCGAGGCGGGTGTATTCCAGAGAAGCGTCTTCCTCGTTCGTGTAGATCAGGCGTCCCGTGGCGTCCTGGGCGATCTTGTAGGTGACGCGCGACTGGCGCGTATCGTCCGCCATCCCGCTCCTGATCCTGATGATCTTCGCGCAGTCGGTCGGATAGCGGTAGCTGAAGTCCCACTCATCCTCGACGGAATCTTCAAGCTCGTCCGAGATTAAACCCAGCGCGAGGAACTTCGTGGCGAACGGCCACGGGAAATCGCGCAGGGTGGAGTCTCGGCAGATGTCGTAGAACCGACGGCCAGCGCGCGCCTCATCACTTTTCTCGGTGTCGAGATCGGCGATCTCTTTGCTGATTCCAAGATGCGAAAGCGCGAGATTGACGATCTCAACTTCAGAAGCCATGAGCGACCTCCGTTATCCCCGATAGCCGTGCGCGTAAGCCGCCCGCATTTGTTTGACTGCTTTGGAGTGGCCGCTCTTGCCCGTGTACGTCTTGCCGCGACTGCCCCACTTGTATCCGGACTTCCCGCCCTTCTTCGCTTTCTTGATCGGCATACTAGATGTTGACGGCCGAGCGGTTTGTGCGCCGCTCTTGACGAGTGGCCTCTGCCACCTGCGCATTATCATCGACGAGCTTGACCCAGGAGGGAAGGACGACATCGCCGTTCTTGTCGAAGACGAAATTCCCGCTCGCGTCCTTGCGGAATGCGTCTTTGAACATCCTGAACGGCTGGCCGGATCGGGCATGGCCGATACCGGCCGGATAGTGGCGCTCCAGGCGGTAATAGCCAGTGCGCATGGCGTAAACCAGAACGCTCTCCGGTGCTGTTTGCGACTGCGGCTGGGCAGGAACCGTCTCCGCCCCCGTGTTCTTGTTCGACATTTTGATTGCCTCCCGTGTTATTGTTGCGGCAAAGAATGGCGTGAGGCGGGCCGTTTGAGACCCGCCCCACGCCGGTCCTTTAGCTGATGGTGAAGCCGTCAGGGTACGCGGCGTTCGCCTGCACCATGGACAGCGGCGACAGGAACGTGGACACCGTGATCGAAGGCGTGGTGCCTCCGAGGACGTAGTTCACGCGCAAGTAGCGGTCCACAGTCGTTCCGTGCGGAAGCGGGATGACGACCTTGAACCCCGCAGCCAACACGGACGACGCCGGTTCGTTCACCCCGCCGAAGGCGGAGCGAGCGACGATGGTCACGGGCGTATCGGTCGAACCGGACTGGACCTGGAACTCATAGGTCTCGTCCGCATCCGCCACGTCCGCAGCCACGATCACGTTCACAACGACGGCCATGGGCTCGCCGATCCCAATGTCTCGGTCCAAGCTCGTGTCAAGCACGTTCGTCGAAACCGCAGTTGCCGCGAGAACCTGCGTGTCCGAGAACCTCTGGTAGTTGTCGAGGATCATTTTCTTGTTCTCCTATGTTGCAGGTTAGGCGACCACGGCCTCGGTTTCGAGAAGCTGGTCCACGAGGCGGACCGGGATTCCCCGGAACGAGGTGATGCGCTTGCCTTCGACCATCTCGTATTTGAGCTGGCCTCCGGTCTGAACGTCGTCGCGCCCCTGGATGTCGAGCATCTGGAAGAGCGTCCGGTTCATGTAGTACACCGGGCGGCAAGCCGCCAGGCTCGGGATGCGGTGGGTCGCCTTGATCATCAAGTCGAACAAGTCCGCCGCCGAAGTCTTGGCGACGAGGTTCGACACGTCGATGTTCGGGATGCGAACCGCGTAGCGCCAGTCCTTCAGCGCGACGCCGCACTTCCACTGCCAGTGGTCCAGGTACGCGCGCATCCGGTTTCCACCGACGGCGGCGCTGGACGCCTGCACCGTGTCCAAGCCCAGGTCCTCGTGGAAGAGGCCAGCCTTGGAACCCTTCGGGTAGATTCCGAACACGCCCTGCTCCGACCAGCCGACGAGCCACAGCGAGGCGTTGTCCGCCCCCGATCCGCCGCCAGAGATCACGTTCTGGCTCGTGATTCCGGACAGGGAGTTGTAGCGCTGCGCGAGACCCGTGAACTCTTCGGGAGCGGTGCCGCTGTTCCCGTAGAACAAGGTCTGCGCCATCTCCTGGTTCATCGCCTCGATGAAGGCTTTCGCCTCAGAGAGACGGAACGCGGAGACGTTCCCGTTCAGCTCGGCGAGGTCCTTATCGACCTCGCTGTACGCCTCCAGCATCCCGCACTGCTCGTCCGACTGAGCCGTGGTGGACTTGGAGGGCGCGACGCCTGCGTTCAGCAAGCGCCAGCTCGCCGTCGGCAACGACGTACGCATCGTGAGTCTATGTCCCGTCGGAAGGTTGCCCTCGTACCAGGGCATATCCATCAGGATTTCGTTCGACTGCGACAACAGCTCGGCGACGGCGGCGATTCGACCGTCCGGGTCGAGACGCTTGGCCACATCGACGAGGGTAGGCAGGGTTGCTCCCAGCGTAGCCATGTGAGTTACTCCTTGGTGCCTCCGTAGAGTCGATCTTCAAAGCTCTTGGTCCCGGTGGCTCCGGCTCCGCCGTGGATCAGTTTGTCTTCTCCCATCGCTCTACCGATCTTGGCGAATACGCGGAGGGCTTCCGGGTGGCTGCCTAATCCGGTCTCGTCCAAGAACCTAGAGAAGTCGCCCTTGGTGTCGAATACTTTGAGCGCGCGTTTGGCGAGTTCGGCGTTTTCTTTGAACTTGGCTCCGCCTACCTCCGCGTCGTTCTCTGAATCCTTCACCCACTGATCGGACTGCTTCTTTAGTTGCGCCTTTTGCCCCTCGACGTAGGACTTCACCGTATCGCTATCGCGTTCGAGTTCCTTCTGCGCCTCTTCGTTGGTCATCTTCAGCTCTTTTGCGCGAGATGAGTGACGTTCGACGGCGGATGGATCGAGTTGCGACCCCTCGGGGAGCTTCAGGTCGTACTTATCAGGAACGACCCGAGCATTCTCCTTGGGCTTGTCCTCGGTCTTTGGTGCGTCGGCTTTCTTATCGGTCTCGACTTTCGCTTCGGTCGTTTTGCCCGTCGCGTCCGTCTTGGCCGCTTCCGTCTTTCCCTGTCCCTCGCCCGCGCCGGTGGTATCCTTGGCGGTCTCGGTTAAAGTCGTGGTCATTTAATTCTCCCGCTGATCTAATTTCTGCGCAGCAACATCGTGACGGATAGGCTGGTCGTCCCGTCGCCAGCCGTGACGCGCGGACGGATGAAGCGCACCGGCTCGCTCACGGCCTCAATCCCGGCCGCGATGAAGTCGAGAGCGTTGCCCTGCGGATCGGTGAGGACGTAGAAGCTCACGCCGTCATTGGAGCCCTCGATGCGCAGAGTGCCGCCAGCGCCGAACGTGCCGTCAACCTGCACGGAGCGATCCGCGCTCCCCGCCATCTTCACCGCGCGGCCGACATCATCGGTCGTGGTGAGCGGCGTCCACACCGCGACGTGGACTTTGCGCTCCGCGTGTTCTTGAAGATTCGTGATCACTTCATTTACGGTCGCCATGGTCGCTCCTTATCCCTGCGTCTTCTCACGCGCCCGCGCTTCGGCGAGCATCGTCTGGTACTGCTCCGGACACGCTTCGTTGATGTCGGCCATGATCTTCAGGCCGATATTGCGCGCGCCTTCGTTGAAGAACGTGGTGCTGTTGCCAGTGAAGCTCGTCTTGAACACGCCGCACTCCGATATGTACCTGTACACGAACCTGCGCCCGCGCTCGTTCGACATGACCCACGCGAAATCATCCAGCTCCAGATCGCGCCCACGGAGCGCGCGCTCGACACTCTTTTTGACTTCCTGCGGATCGGCGACGTTTGGTACGGAGGCCATTAGTCAACCCTGAGCGAGATCGCAACCCACGTCCCGCCTGAGCAAGCCCCGGCGTTCGCGTTGTTGCGGGCCAGGTTCCCGTCGAAGGTCCCCGCCGTGCTGCCGGTGCAGTAGTAGAGGATAACCGCTCCCCCGCCGACGCTGACGGTCCCGGTAAAGGTTGAAGCTCCGATAGTAAAATTACCACCGTCGAATCGAGTGTTTAATGTGTTGACGCCTACAGAAAAAAAGTCGGCGTCGGTTGAGTCGGCTAACACGAAAGAACCGTCCTGGTCTGCGTTGGCTTTCCTTCCCGCCGCGAAAGAATATGCTCCTTGTGCCGAATTGGCGAACCCGCCAGGAACAACCGAGAAGTCGCCGTTAGCTTGGCTTCCATTTCCGCCGCCGACAAACGAATCCTGCCCCGCCGCGATTCCGTTTTCGCCGCCGCTGACGGTTGAACCCGGTCCGCTTGCGGTGTTTGTAGTTCCGCCGCCGACTGTTGCAAGAACAGCCGATGCTGTATTCGACGCGCCTCCTCCGATTACTGCATTGTCAGCAGAAATCGTATTTGATTCCCCGCCACCGATGTTTGACTTAAAGACTGCTCCTGTGATCGTGTTGCTTAGACCACCGACAATAGATGAATTAGACCCGCTACCTGGGATGGTGTTGGTATTCCCGTTCCCAATAAAATTATTGTCCCCGCCGCCCGTGGAGTTGTTTTCTCCGCCGACGATGGCGTCGTTATAGCCCCCGGCGGTATTCTGGAATCCAGCCCCGACGAACATTCTAGTTCCGGCCCCCCCGGCGGTATTGCTTTGACCACCGACAACGGCTCCATGTGATCCGCTGGCTGTATTTGATTGCCCGCCGCTAACGGTCCCGTGAGTCGCGGAAATCAAGTTGCCTTGCCCGCCAGCGATAGTCCCAGGTCCCGCGTTTATTGTATTCTGATATCCGCCGCTGATCGTTCCGCCGGGGACGCCATTCGCTATCGTGTTGCCGTCTCCGCCGCCGATGACGTTCCAATCTCCTTCGACAGTCACGTTTGCATTGCCACCACCAATAACCGCGCCGCCGCCAGCGACGTTATTTCTTCCCGCGCCGATGAAGGACCCGGCGGACTCGCCAGAGCTAGACAGAATGTTGTTGTGACCGGCGACAATTGCACCCCGAGGGTTCGCGCTTGAAACGGTGTTGTCTATTCCTCCACCGATAAAGCCCCCCGGCGCATTGTTGATATTGTTCGCCCCGCCCGCCACGGTCGAGCTTGACCCGTTCGCTTCATTCCCGGTCCCTGAACACTTAACCGAGTTGGCCCCGGCACCGACCTGGCAGGCTCCAGCAGAAATCCCGGTCAGATTCGCGCCATTGCCGACGAACGATGCGGCCGTGATCGTGCTGGGCGTGATGATTGAATCGTCGTTGAGCGTGAGGATGGCGAGATTCTTTCTATTGCGGACCTCTTCCACGAAATCGTCGCCGTCGCTGAGCGCGTACTCGAAGCCGCCGCTGGTGTAGCTCGAAGCGTTCCACCTGAAGATCGTCCGGCGGTCAACCTGCAAGACCCCGCTGTAGGTGCCGCCCGAGTTCCCGGCCCCGTTGAGACCTCCGGTTGAGATGCCGAGAATAGGCGCGAAGTTCGTCCGGTCGAAGCTGCGCTCCAGAACCGCTTTGCCGACCCACGTTCCCGCCACGCTGTAGTTCAAAGTCTCGTTGGCGTTGACGGTGATCTCGCGGCTCGGGTTGTCGTTGTAC